GAGGCAAGGCGTTGGTGGTAGCCGGACGCGGGGAGCGCGAAGACCTGCAAGGCAAGGACGCCAACCCAAGGCCACAGGAACTTGAAGCCTATGCACCGGCCACACCAGAGGCGGCAAAATGGCAAGGATGGGGCACCGCCCTAAAGCCAGCCCTTGAGCCGATCACCATGGCCCGCAAGCCGCTGACCGGCACCGTGGCCGCGAACGTGCTGGAGCACGGCACTGGGGCGCTAAATGTGGATGGGTGCAGGGTGGAGGCTGTGGAAGGCCGGCCACTGATCATCAGCCACGGCGATGGTTTCGGGTCTGGCGAGCACGTCACTGCATATGGGAATGGCCTCTCAGGAAGCCGCCATGGGGGCACAACTACCACCGGCCGCTGGCCCGCGAACCTGATCCACGACGGCAGCGACGAGGTGGTGGCGCTGTTCCCGGTGACGACGAGCGGCAAATTGCAAGCGCATCACGCAACGGGCGCAAATCCTTGGGTTGAAAGTTCGCGCCCACCATTCACCGGCGAATGGGGCGGCGACACCGGCAGCGCCGCCCGCTTCTTCTACTGCGCCAAGGCGAGCAAGGCGGATCGGGATGAAGGGTGCGAGGGGATGGAGTTGGTGACGCACCAGAGCGGAATGGGTGGGGCGATGCCGGTTGACGATGACGGGAACGCGAGGGACCGATTCAAGGCACAGAGCCGCAACCACCACCCCACCGTCAAGCCAACAGCGCTGATGCGCTACCTGTGCCGCCTTGTGACCCCTCCGGGCGGAACCATCCTTGACCCGTTCATGGGCAGCGGATCCACAGGCAAAGGCGCCAAGCTGGAAGGGTTCAACTTCATCGGCATCGAACGCGAGGCCGAGTACGTGGCCATAGCACAGGCGCGGATAGACGGGGCCAAGATGGACGCCAGGCCAACGGAGCAGCCCACGCTGTTCGACTGACTGCGCTACCTTGGAATAGGCGGAACCGTTACCTTCGGGCCGAGCAACCTTACGGCCATGACCTACCAGATCCTGCAAGGCGACTGCCTTGCATCGCTGCGCACCCTACCCGACCGATCCGTTCACTGTTGCGTTACCAGCCCGCCGTACTTCGGCCTTCGGGACTACGGGCACGACGGGCAGATCGGCCTTGAGCAAAGAGCGCCCGAGTACGTTGCCAAGCTGGTGGACGTGTTCCGAGAAGTATCGCGGGTTCTGCGAGATGACGGTGTGCTCTTCGTGAATATCGGCGACACCTATGCGGGATTCAAAGACGGAAAGTTTCCCCCACATAGCGGAAGCAATGGAAACCAGCGCGGCATGCCGATAAGCGGAGCGCCACATAGGACCAAGAAGCTACTGGAACTGGATGGTTTCAAGAACAAGGAGTTGATGGGAATCCCGTGGCGCTTCGCATTCGCAATGCAAGACGCTGGCTGGTACTTGCGGCAGGAAATTATCTGGGCCAAGCCGAACTATACGCCAGAAAAGGTGCGCGATCGCTTCGTCCGTAGTCATGAACACATCTTTCTGTTCTCAAAGCGGGACACTTACTGGTTCGACGGGGACGCAGTGCGAGTGGAAGCTGATGGCGGAGAAACAAAGCTGAGGCCGGATGTGTGGAATGTTCCAGTGAGCACATACAGCGGAGCGCACTTCGCCACGTTCCCGCCCGAGTTGATTCGCCCCTGCATCTTGGCAGGGTGCCCGAAGGATGGCACCGTGCTGGATCCGTTCGGCGGCTCAGGGACTACGGCATTGGTGGCTTTGGAGGAAGGCCGAAAGGCTGTGTTGTGTGAGTTGAACACCGACTACATCACACTATCACACCAACGCCTTTCCTCCATACAGGTCCGATTGCTGTGAAGGCATACCTTCGCACGGCATGAACCAGGGAGCCGCCAAGACCATCCGGGACGCTGAACGCCTGCTCGACCAAGGGCAACGCGCACGGCTCAACGACATGGCGGCGCTGGAGAAGCTGCTGGTGATCCGCCTGCTGGCAGAACTATCCCGAGACCTTCAGGAAGGGGAGGACGGGCGGGTGCGCTCCACGCGGGGATCGGTCGCCGTGGCCGGTATGGTGGACGCCGTGTTCAAGGCAGTGGAGAAGAGAGGCCTGCGCAAGATCGGCCGCGATGCCGTGAAGGACATGCGCGGGGTGCTGGACCTCAACGCCCGGTACTACGGACAGATTGCCGAGCCCAAGGGCGGCAGCTTCCCCGAAATCAAGAAGTTGGTGGACGCCATCCTGCGCAAGCGCCTCGGCCTCACTCCAAAGCACCAGATCAACCCCAAGGGGTACATGGGGGAGCTTTCCAAGACCGACAAGGCGCGGGAGGAGGTGAAGAAGATGATCGCCAAGGCCATCGCAGCGGGGAGGCCGATGCGGGAACTTGAGCGGGCCGTAAAAATCAAGGTCGCAGGCACAAAGAACACGCCCGGGGTCCTGGAGCGCAACCTGGGCGGGTTCCTGCTGGATGCGTACCAGGTGGCCGACGCTGTGAGCAACAATGAGTTCGCCAAGCGGCTCGACCTTCGCTACTTCATCTACTCGGGCGGCCTGATCGAAACCTCGCGGCCCTTCTGCATCAAGCGGAACAACAAGGTCTACACCACGGAGGAGGCGACGGACCCCAAGACGGGATGGGCCACGGACCCGACGCTGCCCAGGACGAAGGAGGAGAAGGACAGCGGGAGCGTTGCGGACTATGCGCCGCTGGAGGACCGGGGAAGGTGGAATTGCAGGCACCGTCTGCTGTACATCTCGGAGCAGGAGGCCAAGCGCCGCCGCCCGGACCTGTTCACGGGGAAGTGACCCATACAAAAAGGGCGCTCACCACGGACGCCCTTTTTGCGTGCGGACCATCTTTGTGACGCCGCGTCACTACATTCGCCCCGAACAAAGAGCAACAACATGGCGACATACGTAGTGATCGAGAACACAAAAACCGGGCAGCAGAAGACCATCAGCCAGCAGACTTGGGACCTGATGCGCAACACCCGCGACCAAGGCGACACCCGCAAGGGCTACCGCATCGTGAAGGGAGCGCCCCAAGCTGAGACCAAGGCGAAGGCCAAGCTGGAACAGGTGAAGACCCCCACGATGATCCCCCCGGCCATCGCCGCCGCCGCCCAAGTAGCACTGGAAGCGGAGCGGGCGGCGGAGAGCGTGATGATCAGCGGATCGAAGCCCGAGGCCAGCGCGGAGCAGGCGGCACCAGAGCCAGCCGCTACCCAGGCGCAGGAAACAGCCCAAGCGGTTGCCGCACCTGCGGAGGAGGCCCCCGAGCAAGACCTGCCCACCGAACTGAACGGTCTGGACCCCAGCCTGACGCCCAAGGTCGCCCAAGTGCTGGCCAAGGCAGGTATCACGACCAAGGCACATCTGAAAGGATCCACGCTGCCGACCATCAACAAGGTGCTGGACGCCGCTGGCCTTGGGGCCAAGAAGGCACAGGCAGCCGGGTGGAAATCCAAAGCCACCGCACCCAAAGCCTGACGCCCATGTACAAGATCAAGAACATCAAGACCGAGGAGGTCTACACCGTGACCAAGGAGGGCTGGGATACCATCGTGGCCAAGCAGATGGGCTCCAGGTACGAGATTGTGGAGGAGCTTCGCACCAGCGCCGACCGCGCTTCGAAGATCCCCGCAGCGATCGCCGAAGCAGCCATCCTTGAGGCCAGCCGCGAAGTGACCAAAGAGCAACCCAACAAGGCCACCAAGGCCGCAAAGTAGAGCATCATGCCAACGGCAGAAGAAGTATTGACCGGGCTGTTGTCCACCAGCTACAAACTGGACGAAACGGGAGTTGCCTCACTCAAAGAAGAGGACGGGTCCTTCAAGACTGAAGCACTGGACCACCTGACCAAGATGGACGCTGACAGGGTTGCCGCCCTGAAGGGGGACGTCGAAAAGGTCAAGGCCGACACCTACTCGCGTGGCAAGCGGGAAGCGTTGGAAGGACTGGAGCGGGAACTGAAGGACGAATTCGGCATCAAGGCCACCGACAAGAAGGGCAAGGAACTGATTAAGGAGATACTGGCTGCACGGACCAAGGGGGGCGATACGCTCACCGAGGACACCGTGAAGGCGCATCCCCTGTACCTCAAGCTGGAGGAGCACGCCAACGCGCTGCCCAAGACGTTCGAGGAGCAGATGAAAGCCCGCGAGGAGGCGGTTCGTGCCGAGTTCAAAGCTGAACGCGACTTCGATCGCGTCCGGGCCAGTGCCATGCGCACGTTCAAGGAGATGAACCCCATCCTCCCGAAGAACGAAGCGGTGGCCGACGCACAACTGACACTACTGGACCAGGCATTGAAGGGCCTGAAGTACCAACTGATGGAGAAAGACGGTGAGATCGCGGACATCGTGCCCATGAAGGCGGATGGCTCCGGTCGGCTTGAAGATGCCCACGGGCACCCTGTCAAGTTTGAAGCACTGATCAAGACCATCGGGGCCAAGTACTTCGAGTTCGCCGAGGGAGAGCAGCGTGAGGGAGCGGATGATCCCAACCGCAACGGGAAGGAATCTGGCAAGGGCGGCAGTGACAAGGCGTTCGACCCCAAGACCGTCGAACAGTACGCCAATGAGTGGCAGCGCATCACCGATATGGTGTGGGACCGGGCCGAGCGCCGGGACCAGCTGGACAAACTCAGGGAGGCTGGAAGGCGGAACGGGGTGGCCTCTTAGGTCCAACCTTAACCCCTAAAAACCATGTCAACTACAACCGCCGGTAATTTCGACTGCTCCAAGCTGCTCGAGATCAAGGCCAAGGTCTCCGAAATCTGGAACGATGGCATCATCAACGCGGAGTACATCCCCGACGTTGAGCCTGCCCTCGCCATCCTGTCCGGCCAGACCGCACAACTCCAGGTGCTGGAGAACCCCGAGAAGGACCGCGAACTGAAGGTCTACTGGGTTGACGACTGCGACGACACCGACCCCGAGGACTGCACCGACCAGTGCACGATCGACGGGGACGAGATCGGCGACAACTGCGTGAACTACGAGCTCACGGAGTGCTTCGAGAAGTCCTTCAGCGTCACCGAGGAGATGTTCCGCACCAGCTTGCTCACGCAGGAGGAGGTGGTGGCCCGGGCTCTGCTCAAGAAGATGAAGCTGATGGACGAGTTCTGGGCAGCCAAGGCGATCGCGTTCCTGAACGCATCGGCCGGGGTCAACAAGTTCACGGACGGGCAGTACACCGTCGTGGGCAGCGAGACCTACATCCCTGCCGTGGCATGGAACCCCGACCTGTTCGGGTACTTCGACACGGCGCTGTGGATCAACAAGCTGACCGCTGGCAAGATGCTCTCCGGTACCCTCCTGAAGCAGTACATGTGGAAGGTGGGCATGGAGACCAGCGATCCCACGGGTGCCAGCAACCAGGCGAAGATGACATCCTTCGGGGTGCCCTACTTCGACCGTCGCATGGACACCATCCTGGGTGAGAAGGCGCTGTTCATGTTCAACCCGAACAGCGTTGCCATGGCCACCAAGGCCCGCCACGAGGCTTACGGTCCAGCAGGTCGCGAGATCTACACGGCAGACGGCCCACAGCGTTGGTACACCATCCCGTCCAACAGCCTGCCCGGCATTGTGTACGATGTGGCCTACCAGGAGAAGTGCGCCAACGATGACGTGAAGCACGTGTGGAAAATCAAGACCCGTGGCGACATCTTCTTGAACCCTCTGGGATGCGACAACGACCGGACCGGTGTGCTGAAGTTCGTGTGCGGCAACGCGCCGAGCTAAGGGACACGGCGTCACAAATTGGGCTCGGCCCGGGGGAGACCTCGGGCCGTTCTCATTTGCCCCCTACATTTGGTGCGCAGATAATTGCCGAGGCGCTTGCATATTTGAAAGACGCGCTGCACCTTTGACCCATCAACAAAGCACAAACACATGGCAATGAAAGTAGAAGGGGGCAGGATGGTCCCACTTTCCCGGGACGTAGTGGCCCGCAGGGATTGGCTCCGAAACCGTGAGTATAGACTGCAAGAAGCCCTGAAATTAGGCAAGGTCGATGAGGCCCTTCAATGGGTAAGCGAGATCAAAGGCAGCGCAAAGCCGGGGGACGTCAACCCGACCAAGATCGAGGCCGTTGTCAAGGCGCTGCGCGATTCCAAGTCGGCGATTGCCATGGCGCAGAACTCTGCCCAGCGAATTGTAACCCAGTAACCCAACGAAAACACACACGACTATGGCAATGAAGGTACAAGGGGGCAGGATGGTCCCAGCGGGACAACCGGACGCTCGTCGTCAGGCATACATGGCCGCTTTCAGGAATGTTTCACCGGCCATGGTTGAAGCACAAGGCGCTATGTCCGACCTGTTGAGCAAGGTCTCGCAACTTGGCGTTGCAACCACCGAGGAAATGCGGGCACTTCAGCAGGCAGACCAGATGCTGCGGAAGTTCATCAACTCCATCGTTGAACGCAACGGCCGCTAACCCATGAGCGCCGACCTCGCCTGCTTCACTGACGTCTTCGGGTTATCCCGCAAGGACTGCGCGTGCGTGGACCCGATCGCCGTGGGGGCCAACGTCAGCGAGAGCGGCCTGTTCCTCGACGAACTCCCCGGCCTGTCCCTGCAACTGCTATCCAACGCGCAGGACTGCGGTGATGGTGGCCTTTGGGACATGCTGGACAAGGCGCGGGCATCGGGCATCGAGGACACGATCAGCGAGCTCGGGGCCTGCATCGGTGCGGGGACGGACGCCCGCAGGCAGGATGGCATCGCGGTAATCGGCGACGAGAAGAACGCCGCCAAGACAGCCCACCGCCTCACCAAGTCGTACCACGGCATGACCATCCAGACCGCGAAGGTCCGGGGCGGTCACTTCCGTATCGTTGCCATCGCCACGGCCTTCAAGGGCACGGTCCCCGCAACGATCCCGGTGAGCATCTACGGCCGCACGGAGTACGATGGTGACGTTCCGCTGATCACCTACCCGCTACCCGCCACGTCCGGCCGCATCGTATGGACCACGCTCCCCGAGCCGCTGGACTTGGACATGAGCGAGCTCGGCACCGGCAACCCGCGCTTCTGGGCGTTGTACGAACCCACCGAAGGGCTGACGGCAATGAACAGCGAGTGCTCCTGCGGCTGCGGAGGCTTCAGGCCCACATGGGACGAGAACCGGCCGCAGTACCAGAGCATCCAGCAGAAGAACGGCAGGCTTTGGGCCGAGTGGTGCATGGCTGCTGGCACCAGCGGCAACGACCTGGACCGCCGCAGCGAATGGGGTACGGTGAACGCTACGCAGGGCCTTCTGATCAAGGTCCAGTTCGAGTGCGATATTCGCAGCACCTTCTGCCCGGACGCGCCGAACTACCGATACGACGAGGTGATGAACGTGCTGGCCCACACCATGCGGTTCAAGGCCGGGGCCAACCTGATTACCCAGATCCTGCAAAGCACATCAATCAACCGCTACACGATGACGGCAGGCGACCAGCTTGAGGCGTTGCGTGATAGCTACAACAAGACCTTCAGCGACGGGATCCAAGGGTACCTGTGCGTGAAGTTTTCCGAGGAGCAGAACATCAACAGCTACGGCGACTGTCGGCGGTGCAAAGACCGCTGGGGCATGCGCCGGAGCACAATCCTAAGCTAACATGGCAGTGAAATTCCAAGGAGGCAAGGCGGTACCATTCAGGGTCCCAGCCCTTGAGAACGCAAGAAAGATCTTAATGGGTCTCCCCAAAAAACTCAAGGAGACGACAATGCCGCCTGGCTTCTTCCTTGAGCCGATGAACATCCAAGAACAGCCCGGGTATCACGATTCAAGGGTTGGGATCAGGATGCAAAGGACCATGGTGGCACTTGGCAAGACCACCAAAGAGGGTATCATCTTCAAGGACATCATGGACGGAGAAACGCTTGAGCAATTCATGCGCCGTCACTACCTGGTGAAAGCGTAACCCATGACCCAATTCCTTGAATCATACCGGTGGGTAACTCACGGGAAGCCTCCATGGTTGCGAGAAAGATGGACGACGCCTTGGACCAACTAGAGGCCATCCAACAGCAGGTCGGACGGATTCCGGGCATGGACCGCGCCAAGGCCAACCGCCTGAGCGGAATCCTTCAGAACGCAATCACCCGCGTGGTGGAAGCGCAAATGCTGATCAAGGAGTGACCCATGACCCTCTAAGCCATTAACCCGTAAACACAAACACCTACAACGATGGCATTGAGATACCAAGGCGGCAAGGCCGTTCCAGCCCGTAATTCTCAAAATGACGTCGAGGAGTACGAGCAGTTCGCTCAGGCATATCGCGATGCGAAGAGGGCCATGGTTATGCTTTACGATGCGAAGCGGAAGGCTGGAGGTAACTTCAGCCCTGCCGTTACCAGAGCAATGAATGACCTGACCATGGCGCTGGATCAGGACATGAAGACCAAGCGCATCAACCCATGACCCTCCAGGACCTTGAAGCCCGCCTGAACGAGTTGGTGCCTGTCCTTCAGAGTGCGCTACGCACCGAGATGGAGACGGTCGCCACGGACGGGCTTTCCAAGGTCATCCAGCGGGTAAGCGAGACGGGGAGGGACCAGAACGGGACGCCATTCACTCCATACACGCCAGCATACGAAGCGTTCAAGCGCCAGGCGGTCGGCGGCAACAAGTCGGCCAAGCAGCGGGCACGTCGGGCCACGGCACCGGCATCTGGTGACCAGCCGGTCGGTCGCTTTACGGGATTCGTGAACTTCACGCTCACTGGGCGGATGCTCTCGAACATCGGGCTGACCGAAGTGATTGACACGGACAAGGGTGTCAAGGTGATTGTGACGGGCCGCACGGAGGAGACGCGGGGCAAGATGGAGGGCAACGACAACTACCGGAAGGACTGGTTCAGCCTGTCTGAGAAAGAAGTAAACGAACTGGGGGCCGACAGCAAAGAGCGGATGACCGGGTTCGCAGAACGATTTCTTGAATCATAAAGACCTACAACGATGGCAGTAAAATACCAAGGCGGCAAGGCGGTACCAGCAGGTTCGAAGGGGACTGGGTTCGATCCTCAAACGGCGCAGCGATTGGAAGCGCTCGGGGCAAGCTATGGGCAGGCTCTTCAGCGGGCGCTCGCTGCTGCAACCGACCCGATTGTGAAGTACGACCTTCAACGCGCTCTCCGGCACGTTGTTGAGGCCGACGATGAGGTGTCTTCCGCAAAGAAACACTCGGGATTTTAACCGATGATCCACCGCATCGCCACCATCCTCAAGGACCGCATCGCCGCGTTCACTTACGTGGACAAAATCGGCGGGCTTACCCGCGTTGCCAGGCAGCAGCGTGAAGGCAAGGAGATCGTGATCCCGGTGGCCGGTGACGTTGACGAGGCATATGCCTGCGACCCTGCCACGATCCGCGACATGGTGCCGGATGACCGATACGGGTGCATGGTGTACTTCGAGGACCGTGGAACGACCCGCGAATCCACGCGCACACGCGGAACATTCTACTCAGCATCGCTCCGTTTGGTCTGTTGGGTGAATACCGCCAAGTTTGGCAGCGACCCGAACGCAGCGGACCGCATCATTGAGCAGTTCGTGAACGACCTGAACGTGGGGCAGCCGTATAACACGGACACGCTGATCGGGCTGAATCACCAGGTCGATGGATTCCCCCAGCGGGGTGCATCGATATTCAGCCAGTACACCTACCCGGAAGCAGCACGTCAGTACCTGCTCTGGCCCTTTGATGCCTTTGCGGTTGACATTACGGCCACTTACCGAATCAAGCCTGGCTGCGAGGAGGCCCCGGTACCCGATGACGATGCCTGCTGGACGCCTCCGGTGACAAAGAAGCGCCGCAATCCATCGGAGTTCACCTGCGACGAGCTCACGGATCCGGTGACGGGCCTGACAACGGAGCAGCTTGGTCCTGAGTGCTTGGATTGCGATGGCGGGGAGTGCGACCCGCTGTCTGTTCGTGTGAACGGTGAGCCGTATGCTACCATCGAAGACCCTTGCGGTGGGATTGCTTCGGTCGAAGTAGTGCAGGGCGATGTTCCCGTAGGCGAGTTGATAGGCGGTCAATGGGTGGTTCCCGAATGCCCGCCGTGTGATGACCTTTCGTACACGCTGGTCAACACCGACGATACCGAACTGGAATCGGGCGTGGTCGTTGACCCTTGTGGCGCATCGCTGGACCTTGTTGCTCCTGACGCTGACGTGACCTTCGACGGTCTGCCTGTGCTGACTGTTCCTAGCGGTGCGACGGGAAACCTTGACTGCGGCACGTTGCTCGATGCGGCCTATGTGCAGGACGGTGGTAGCGTGACCGGAACCTATCTCGTTACAGGCACGCTGAACGGCCGGGAGATCTATACGTTGGACGGCTCGCACAACCTTGAGTACACTGGCACGCGGTGGAGGCTGGTGAAGCCCGGCAGCGATGTGGATGCTGCGTTGGGAAGTGAGACCTTCCCATGGCTTGCGGACTGGAGCGCGACCAGTGTGACGGTTCAACAGGCTACCATCGGTGCCTACTGCGGTGGCAACGAAGTGCCGTGTGCGGACCTGACGGTGACCATCAACGGCACGACGTATGGCACGGTGGCCGACCCTTGCGGAGCCACGGCACCTGTGGATGTGCACGACAGCAACGGCAACGATGTAGGCTCGCTGGTGAGCGGTGCATGGGTGGTGGCAGCACCCGCTAACGTTCTTCGAGAGTACACGGCCAGCGATACCTGGAACAAGCCAGCTGACGCATCGTTCGTCGGCGCGTTCGTCGTGTGCGTGGGTGCTGGTGGTGGTGGTGAATGTGGTGACCTGCGAGCGGGTACAACAGTACAGGCAACAGGCGGATCAGGCGGTGGTGGCGGTTGGGTGGTGTGGGACTTTATCGCCGCGGCATCGCTGGGTGGCACGGAGGCTGTGACCGTCCCTACTGGCGGTGCTGGTGCGCCCGGTCGCAACACGGCAGGTGATGGTATCGCTGGCACCCTTGGCGGTGATGCTTCGTTCGGAACGCACGTTGTTGCATTGGGTGGAGCCGTAGGAATTGGTGCCGAAACAGGGCGTGACATAGCAGGCTGTACGCCACGGAAAGGATCTAACATTATGCTTGGACATCCAGCTATGCGAGCTGGCAACGTAGGTGGGTGTGCGGGATATTATTGGCCGACAACGGGTGTTCCTCAGTTTACTACCAACAACAGCCGCGCTCCGGGTGGCGCTCCGGGTGGCAATGCTGGATCAAGACAAGTCGGTGGTAACACAACTGCCGCAAGAGCGGGCGGCGATGTTTGGAACGGAACTGCTTTAACTGGCGGTGGGGCGTTGGGCGCAACAGGTGCTGGCAATGGAGGAGACGGAACGGGCAATATCGTTCTGACCCTGCTATCTTCCTATGGTGTCGCAACAACCAATGGTGCTGGCGGCGGTGGTGGAGGAGGCGGTGCAGGTACGGCAATAGCCAATGCTGGTAACGGCGGGAATGGTACTATCTCCGCAGGTGGTGGCGGCGGCGGCGGTGGCACGGTCGGCGTTGGTGATGGCATCAGCGGTGATGGTGGCAACGGCGGTGCTGGGATAGTGTACGTTTACGAGATCTACAAAATCTAACAGCATGGCACGATACGCTGTGATCAAATCGGGATACGTCCTCAACGTGGTGGAGTGGGATCCGGTGGCTGCTCCGGATTGGACCTATGCTTTCACACATGATTCGGTGGTGCTGGACGCCAACGGCAACGCGGGCATCGGCGACTGGTACGAGACCGCCGAAAGCATCTTTTACCGACCGATCAATGCACAGCCGCCCGACTGGCCGCAAGAACTTCTGCCATGACCGCTGCGGTGCTGATACTGACGGCTTTCCTTTGGGGCCTTGCCTGCGCCTTCGTAGGTGTGGTCTATGCCGTAGTGCTGGCCGAGAATGATACGCCCCTGAACAAGTGGTTCGACCTGCTGCGATGGGCACATGAGCGCGGCGGATGGACATCGTGGATCGCCTCCCCACTGGGTAGCTGTCAAAACTGCTTCAGCGGGCAACTGGCCCTATGGTCCTTCTCCATCGTGCTGCCTTGGTCTTGCGAACTGCTATCCATCGCTGCCCACCTGTTCGCCGCGTGCAGTGCCGTTATCTTCGCCCACGCCATAACAGCACTCTACCGATGGATCAAGAACCTAATGTAAGTGAGCACACCTGGGTGGGCCTTCGCAAGCTGGACCCCGAAACCCGGTCCTTCGATGCCAACGGCAAGCGGTACACGGCTGTCACATCCCTGACGGTCGAACGATACGAAGCCTACGAACTGTACCAGGCGGAGATTGGCATCGGCCGCACCTTCGAGGAGATTCAAGGGGGCATCAACCGGGCCTTTGAACTGTGCAACGAGGTGGCCACCGGAAAGAAGGTGTTTGCTGAGATGGCTGTCCTGCTCCATGACCTTTCGATTGGATGCACCCTTGTGGGCACCACCCAGCCCCACGCGGTCCTCAAGCTGTGCGCCCTGTTCTTGGTCCGTGACGGGGAGGACCTGCGCACGATCGACGACCAGACCGTGCAGGACAAGATTGACGACTGGAAGGCCGAGGGCATCGACATGGGGTATTTTTTCGGCTTTGCCCTGCGTTCTATTCCCGGCTTTCTCGCGGCTTACAGAGCCGCTTCCCTGAGTTCTTCACCAAGGGCGACGACGAAGGCGGAAAGCACGCAGGGCCACCCGAGTTCTACCCCCAGCGGATTGCCCGCATAAAGGCCCGACACCATGGCCTCATGGCAGCGATCAGCGATGGGAAGATGGGAGAGGCCAACGTGTGGAGGGCGATGGACGTGTTCGACTTCTTCTACGCACTGAGGGCACAGCAGCAGTACATCCGGGAAAAGACAGCAACGATCAAAAAAGCACAAGGCCATGGCGAAGAAGGTGGAACTGGAGTTCGAGGCGGCGGGAAGTCTGTTCGACGACCTTCGGGCAATGGCTCAGGCCGTGGGGCAGCTTCGGACCGAGACCGGGAAGGCGACTGACGGCATCCAGGCGGACCTAAAGGACAGCGCCAAGGATGCGCAGCAGTTCAGCAAGGCCGTAGAGGGTGGCACCAAGGTCGTGACGGCGCTGGGCAAGGCGGTGGCGGCATCCAATACGGGCGGCTTCGTCAAGGGCATTGACGCGGCCACGGCATCCACCAAGGGGCTGGAGGCATCCGTCAAGGGAGTCTCCGACCAGACGACCAAGGCATCCGATAACCTTGAGGCCATCGCGGCATCGGCCCGCACTGCATCCACCAGCGGTAAGGCATCACTCACCAGCTTGGGGGCCACCGCCGTCAAGTCCCAGCAGGAGATTGCCAAGAGCGTGAAGCTGACGGCAGCGGAGTACGATGCTATCCGCGATGAGGTGCGTGCCGTGGGCATCGAAAGCGAGGAGTTCGTGGCGGCCATTGCCGAGGCTGTGCAGGAACTGGCTGCGGCCGGAGTTGAGGCGGAGGACCTGTCTGCGGACTTCAAGCAAGTGAACGACCCGGTGGTCAGCCTGCAAAGGCAGCTTCGGGCCGCGAAGTTGGAGGCCGGTGCCTTGGCTGCGGAGTTCGGCCTTGACAGCGAGGAGGCACTGAAGGCCCAGCAGCGGGTGGCGGCATTGACCGATGAGGTGGGCGACCTGACCGCCCGGTTCGATGCGTTCAACCCGGACAAGAAGTTCGAGGCGTTCAATCAGTTGCAGTTCTCCCTTGTGGCTGGCCTGTCAGCCGTTCAGCAGTCGGTCGGGCTGCTGGCGGGGGATAACGAAGGCCTTCAGAAGGTAATCTTCGGCTTCCAATCCCTGCTGTTCGCTACGCAGAGCCTCCAGCAGTTCACGGGCGGCTTCGGTGATGCGCTCAAGACCCTGCGGGCGACCTTGGGCCTCACCAGCACGGCCACGGCGGCACAGACGGCGGCTACGGTGGCAAGCGGTACGGCAACGGCTGCGGCCGGAACTGCTGCTGCGGCATCGGCTACCGGATGGCGAGCAGCGGCGACAGCGGTCAAAGCCTTCACCCTGTCACTGCTCACAAACCCCATCTTCCTGATCGTGGCGGCCTTGGGTGCCCTGGCCATCGCGGTGGCAACCTCCGGGGATGACGCGGAGAAGGCCATGAAGCAGTGGGACGACCTGTTCGACAGCCTGAACCAGTTCCGGGGAATCAGCGACCAAACCATCGACTTGGACAAGCAGCTCACGGACCTTGACATCGCACGCCAGCGAATTGCAGCCAGCGAGGGAGACTTCGCAACGGCAAGGCGTCTGGTTCAGGACAGCGCGAACGCGGAGATCGAGGCCATCAACGCCAAGGCAGCCGCACGTCGAAAGGACGCGGCCGAACTCCAGCGGGGCCTGGATGTGCTGATTGCTACGGGCGACCTTGAGGTGGATGAGATCCGCGACCGCCAGCAGCAGATTGATGGAATTCTTGCCGAAGCCTCCAACAGTTACAGCCAAACGCTTGTAGTGCGTCGGGCCGCTGAGAACGAACTGGCCCAGATTGAAAAGGAGGCGCTGGAACGCGCCAAGGAGAACGCGCAGCAGCGAAAGGCACTGAACGATGAACTGGTCCAAGCGGCCAAGGACCTTGCCCGCCGCCTGCTGGACGCCCAGCGGGAAGCAGCCGGGCAGGACGACCCCTTCGAGCGTGCACGCATCGAGCGCGAAGTGGCACAGGAGGAGGTGGACGAACTCCAGCGCGGCTTCGAGCGCAAGCTGGCGGCCATCGAACTCCAGAAGCGGATTGGCGTGCAGGCATGGCAGGACCTTAGCGATGCCGAGAAGGACGCCCGGGCCGATGCGCTGATCGACAACGGCGACATCCGCCTACCGGCCCAGCAGCAGGAGCAGATCAACGCCTTGCGCCTGTTGGCCGAGGAGCGGTACTTGGAGGCCGTGGATCAGCTTCTTCAGGAACAGGCCCGTCTGCGCATCGAACTGATCGAGGACAGCAACGAACGGGAACGGGCGGCATTCCTCGAAGGACTGACCACCAGAGCCGATGACCTGCGCAAAGCCGGTGTGGATGAGGTGGAGATCCGCCGCTTCATCGTGGCGGAGAAGGCCCGCTTTGAACGTGAGACCGCCTTGGCCGCCATTGCCTTGGACGAGCAGATCCAGACTGCCCGGGTGAACGCCTTGCAGAATCAAGGGGAGCCCGAGAAGGTGTTTGCTCGGCGCAAGGAGCTCGAACTGCTGGCGATCAAGGAGGCCAGCGCACAGGCCCAGCTCAAGATCATCGAGGGGCAGACCGGCAAGGAGGCTGAACTGGTACGGGCCAACCTTGCCGTGATTCTGGCCGAAATCGCCCGTGCCCGTGCGGAGCTCTCCAACAACCCGGTGAAGCTGGACCTGCTGGACCTGCTTGGAGTGAAGGAGGCCGACAAGGCACGGGTGCAGGGTGCCTTCGCGGACATCTTCGCCGCAACGCAGGAAATCATCGCGGCCGGACTGGAAGCCCAGCAGGCAGAGGTGGACGCCCGTATTGAGGCAACGGACCAGATCATCGCGGACGCCCAGCGCAGGCGGTCGGAGCTCACCGGGGAACTCGAACGCGAACTTCAGGCCCAGCGTGAAGGCTACGCCAACAACTCGGACGCCATCCGCGCAGAAATTGATGCGGTGAATCAAGCCGAGCGGGACGCAACAGCGCAGCGCAAAGTTGCCATCGCTGAACGCCAGCAGATCGCCCGCAAGCAGGTAGCCATCGATGCGGTGACACAAGCGGCAGCCTTGGCGACTTCCTCGGCCAACCTTATCGCATCCTTCAGCACCCTGCCGTTCGGCGTTGGACTGATTGCGGCCTTCGCCCAGATTGCCAGCATCTACGCATTCTTCGCCAAGGTCCGTGCCCAGAGCCGAGCGGCCAGCCAGCCGGACCAGTTCGAGGATGGGGGATGGGTGGGCGGCAAACGCCACAGTCAGGGCGGTACGGTGATCGAGGCCGAACGGGACGAGTTCGTCGTGAACCGTAAGAGCGCCGGGAAGTACGCTCCTGTGATTGAGGCCATCAACGACGACGACCTTGCCAGCCTTCGCCCCCCGGATCTCAAAGCCTTCCTCGGGGCCATGGGCATCCGCATGAGCGATGAGGCGGTGAAGGACGTTGCCGATACCCACAGGAACGAACGCGCCATCAATCTGACGGGCGGGAACCTGAAGACCGACCGCTTGGAGCAGAGGGTGGTGGAGCTGACCAACGAGGTCAAGGCACTGCGTGCCGATGCCAAGGCCAAGGAGGAGGAAACCATCCTGCCGGATGGCACCCGCATCACCAAGCGCAAGGGCGTGACCACCATCATTCGCAAGCGTAAGCCATGACCACGCCCATCCCCAAGCGGTTTCAGGTCTCCGATGACGGGGGCACCACATGGACAACCGTGGTGCCAGACAACGGGGCGAACATCCGCCTTCAGGACAGCCGCAATATCGAGACCGGGCAGGTCTTCGCAAGGCGGAAGCTGTCCACCGACCCCGTGTTCAGCGGTGTGGACTACCAATGGCTGTTGAACTTCGAGCGCGACCCCTTTCGCCGGTGCTCGGATCTGATCCTTCGGCTGGACCAGAAGTGCAGCGGTTCGTGGCGGGAAGTATGGCGCGGGGAGTTCTCCAGCGGGTCCTGCGAGTTCGACCTCGACCACTGCCGGGCTACGGTGAAGACCAAGCCGCTGGACCGTTACTCTTGCCTGCTGGATGCGTATGGTGTGAAGCGGAACATCCTGCAAGTGGAGCCGGTGGACGCCAACGTGGTGGTCCTGCCTTCTTTGGAGTTCATCCTGTGCGAGATTATCGGAGGGATACCGATCTGCGGAAGCATCGACGACACAGGCTTCACTGCCGTTCATGCATTCATTCCCATTGTAGGCGGCCCAAACCTTGCCGTCTTATGGAGGGAGGTCGGCGTCACGGAGTGCATAAATGGAAACCCTGTCCCCCCACCTGGTGCTGGCTGGACGCTGTTGGAGGACAACTGCGCGACCAACGGCACGGCCAAGTACTACCGCACGCCGCTGATTTCATACACGTGGGGCGACCCGCAGTTCTTCCTTGACGGGGACGGATACCCCGAACCACCGCCCGATACCTGTAACTTCCTGGAGATCGGCACCTTCGACTTCAGCCTTATTGCTGACCCTCCGGGCATCGTGCCGTTCTACATCTGCCTGTCGGACGGAACCCCTACGGAGGTGAACCGCGCCCGGGTGCTGAAGGACGCCTTCGAGTACCTGATCGAACAGACCGGGTGCACGGACCTTGCAGGCATCCGCTCGGACTTCTTCGCGTGGGACCCCGTGGGAGATGCTCCCGGATACGTGGCCGGGGAGAACTACGTCACGGGAACGCCGAACCAGCACGCCCACCTGCTGATCGTCCAGAAGTCCGATGCCATGGACCCCAGCGCATCAAACCCGGCGACCATCGGCGAGACCACTTTGAAGGACATGCTGGCCATGCTGCTGGTCACCCACCAGGTGTTCTGGGACATCGACGACCAAGGCTTCATCCGCATCGAGCACTGGAAGTACTGGCAGAGCCAACCTGGCCTTGATGCGGCCACGTTATCCGGGGCAATCGAGTTTCTGAAGTACAAGCACCTCGGCGACGAGATTCCGCGCATCGAACGAGCGCAGTGGATGGAGGCCCAGAACCGGGACTTTATAGGCAGGGACATCATCTATTCGGGCGCTTGCGTGGGAGAAAACACTCAGCAGTACGACCCGGGACAGGTGACCACGGACATCAACTTCGTGTTTGCAGACCCCGACGCGATCAGCAAGCAGGGCTTCGTGCTGCTGGCCACCACCTTCAACACGGTCGTGTACGACACGATCATCGACACGGGGGCCATCACCGGCACGATGATTACCAACGCGCCCCTGTCATGGGCCAACCTTCAGCGGGACTTCTGGACGTGGAACAGGTACCTGCCCAGCGGCAACATGAACGGACAGGACGTGACCTTCGATGGGTTCCGCCCGAACATCGAGCAGGAGGGGCTGTCGCTTCCCATGTGCTGCGGCCTGTCGGACTTCGATGCGCGGGAATACCTGAGCACACGCTTGGGCGCAAGGCTGGGCATCGTGCGGGCCGAGGTGGTGAGCGCCGACCATGACATCCAAACCGGCCGGACTACCTTCGTCCTCAGATACGCCTACTGAAAATACATCCAAGCCATGCCAACATTCCCGGCTCTGAACGGCCAAGTGAAGACGCCACTGCGCTGGTACCGCACCCTGCTGGAGCAGTCCCGAAACACGGTCCCCTGCCGGGACGCGGACTGCGACTACGCCATCCTGGCCCCCAACGATGCGATGCCGCCCTTCCAGCTTTGGGTGCCCACCAGCGTGACGGCCATCACTTCGTGGAAGCTGTACGACCTGAACGACACGGAGATCGCCAACATCACAGGCCAGGCCGGTCTGCTGTCCTTGGTGCCGTTCACCTCGTACAATTACCTCATCTACTCGGGAGGGGTCTTCTCGGTCCAGATCCCCCAACAGGCCATGTACGCGGTGATCCTGGCCGGTGGGCAGTCCTATTACAGCGAGGTCTTCCGCCCCCTTTGCCCGGCTGCCTCCCCGTCCTACACGGGCGAGACCGGCACCATCACCATCGACGGCGACCTGTACAGCGTCGCCCTGGCCCCTGACGCACCCTGGAGCATCACCCGGTACGCCTACCTGCTTTCCGGCATGTACACCGGTGGCGGGGCACCTTCCAACCCGGATTGGGTCTTCGAGGGTTCTCAGGTCGCAAACCTGACCACGGGCGACCTGTGGCGGTACATCAATGGCGCATGGACCAGCGGACGGCCACCGGGGGAGAACTACGACGTGTGGTACAACGAGGACGCGGGCACCCAGCACACCTTCAACGGGGTCAACTGGCTATCCGCTCCCCCGCCGCTCATTGCTGCCGTTGCCACGGACTACATCGGGATCTTCGGGCAGAACTACCAGCCCATGGCCATCGGTCGCCGATTGGACGAGGTGGAGTGCTTCGGGCGATGGGTGCGCTTCGAGTTTGCCGTATCGGTGAGCGTTGGCACCTTCCACCTGGAGGTATGGGACGGCGATGGCAATGTGGTGGCCGAAAGTGAGCAGTACGACAGCGGGGCAGGGTCGGCAACCATCGACGCCTTCGTTGGGGACAGCACCTACACCATCCACGTGGTCGCTGGAACGCCGGACGTGCCATGCGTGATGGACGTGACCAGCATCACCACCACCTGCGCAGATGATAGCCTCGACTGCCACATTGTGCTGAACTGGACCTCCTGCGGCAACGTCGGCAACACCTACTACGAGGAGGGCTTCGACCAAGCGCTCATCCTTCCCAGCGAGGCGTTCATCCAGACGCCAGAACCCACCACGACGATTGAGGTGGAGGAGGATGCCAACCAGAATCGCGTGGAGACCTTCCGGCGCACGGACATCGAGTACACCATCCAGATCGGGTACGTGCCCTGGCACATCCTGGACGCTCTCACCCAGGTCCCGCTGCACGACACCATCACCCTGACCCTTGCCCGTGGGCTTGGCACCGTTCCGATCAAGGCGCTGCGCATCGAGCACGATTGGGACGAGGTAGGAGCGCAGTGCAAGGCGTTTGTGGAGCTCAAGTTCCAAGTAGACGAGGCTGCGGTGACCGGGGCCTGTTGCGGACAGTTTGATCATCCGTGCTTGCCGGTATGCTTTACTGCCGCAGGGCTGGAGAGCGAGGAGACGCCATACGTGGAGGGTGAGTACTATCTGATGACGGATGGCACAGTGGCTCAGGTAACTGTGCAGGACCCTCTGGAGTTCGGATCGCGACTGGCCTGCCCGTATCGCTTTGCCCGGATTAGCACAGACACCGAGACCAGCTATTGGTACTACCGATCGGGAGAATGGCTTCCATCCGCTGAGTTCATCGCCATCACGCCCATCAACTGCGAGAGCGTCCCAGCGACATACACGGTGACCGCATTGACGATGCCGGGCTACTCAGTGCGGCTGGACTACACGGACATCGATAGCGGAACATGGACGCCGATCACGGACATGCTCTTCACGCAAGGCGAGTTGCTCTCCGGGGTTCAAATAACACCTCCGATCGATGCGGTTTCAATCCGCATCACGCTAATTGGTGCCGATGAATGTACGTTCGTATCCAGCCGATCCGATGCGCTGCCGTGCGAGTGCTTGGAGTTTTCCTTCGGTTTCGCCGATGAGTTCGGAGTCACTGCGACCGTCTTGGGCTCCGGTGGCATCTTCGTTGGAGCACAGATTGAGCCTATCGATGCACAGGTTCAGGTTGATGGCACTGGGCCATGGATTGACATCCAACAGTCCATCTCTGGTGGAATATACAGCATCAGCGGGGCGGCAGAAATCATAGGAGCCACCACCTACCAGTACCGCGTTCGCTCTGCGTGGCGAACTGGATGCGACTGGGCATTGAGCGAAGTGCGCACCCCGTAAGGTGACACGGCGTCATAATTGAACGGCGGGCGTAGGGAGAGACCTTGCGCCCGCTTTCCTTTGTACAGCGACAAACGCACAAATCCAACGCCAATGGCATCCGTAGACACCCTCATCTGTCCCACCGATTGCAGCGCGGTACTGCCCACGGTGGAGTTCTCCACCTGCAACCCGCAACTGCTCCAGGCCCAGATCAGCGTGATCTACCTGGCGAACGACGGGTACCCGCTGACCAACTGGGCGGATCCTGCCGAGTGGGCCAGCCGCATCGACAACTCCAGTGCGAATGCCAACGCGATCCGCGAACTGATCGTGATCGGCAGCATCGCCGCCCCGAGCCAGACGGAGAAGAAGATCAGCGGAGGCCGCAAGGTCTTCAGCCCTGCCGAGCGCACCCTGACGGGCCGCATCGACGACAACAGCGACACGAACTACGACTTCATGCGTGGGACCGGCTGCAACCGCCAGTACCGCATGTGGTACGCCACTTTGGGCACCAAGCTCTACGGTGGCAACAACGGTATCCTTGTCAACTTCCGAGGCTGGGAGGAGATCGTGGAGGACGATCTGGAGTACGCCACCCTCAACTTCGAGGTGAAGTGGGCGGCTCAGTTGGCTCCTCTGCGCATCACCAACCCGATCGCGTAACCTGTAACACCGAACGACAATGGCGATCGACTGCAACAACCCCCACATCAGCCAAGAGGAACTGGTCAACAGCCTGCTGGTGCGCACCAACCTTGGCGTGACTGGCATCCGCATTAAGCGGGTTACCGCCGCCGCCGCCAACATTGAGCCGGTGATTGGCTGCGCGGAGTACAATCTGGGCGACGAAATGATCCTGCGCTACGCCATCGGCCTGAGCACGTCCGGTGAGCCTGCCTTGATCTTCATCGAAGAAGCGTAATGTGCACCCCCGCAGCACTGGAAACTTTGCTGCGCGGCGCTATGCGTAAGCAAGCTGGCGTCGACTGCATAGCCATCGCGGTCGACCAGAGTTCTTACTTCCTTCGTTCCGAATTCGATTGCCGCCGTGCGCCTATTTTCACGCAGCTGTCCGGAGCCATCGTTGACGGGCGCTTAGTAGCACAGGTCAATGGGCCTTCAGACCCTCCGCTTATAGATTGCGAAGAGCAGCAGGGTATCGAAACCATTCTACAAGGTCTGATGTATCCAACGGAAGAAGATCCCGGGGTGTATGGTATGGCTATCTGGAGCTATATAGGCGAGACAGCCTGCATACAGTCTTGCGAGGATGATGCCGTTAGCCTTTCGGAGAGGATTAAGGGTAGCCTTGTGTCTGACATAGCCTTCAGAAATTACGCAATGCGGTCTGTTGATGTTGGCTCTGGCGACCCGCTCGACTGCGATGACGTGACCCCCACGGAAACCCTTCTGCGTTCCGCGTTCGTTCGCCAGTCTGACGGTGGCTGGGCGATGCGCATCGCCATTGAGATATGATCGCCGCAACGCTGACCCTGTTCGCCCTTAGCAGCGGCGCAACCTTCAGCAAGCCATGACTGACCGCGAAAGGCTGATGGTGCGCATGGCGCTGGTGGCGCTGCTGACATCCATCATGGCGCTGCTGCTCACATGCAGCCTCTTGGCATGCGCTGCCCCGATGGACAGCAACACCCGCTTCGCGCGGCCCAAGTACGACCTCGGCACATCCACCAAGCCCACGCCCGGCAAGCCCAGCGTGAGGCAGACATGGTGGAAGAGCCTGTGGTTCTGGCAGCCCGAAACGACAAAGTATAAGCCCGAGCGCAGGCCATGACGGACATCATGCGAACGATATGGGATAACATCCCCGGCGCACTGAAGCGGTTCGTGGGCTATGGCGTCGCCAGCGGCATCGCCCTCGCCATCGTGCTGGCCATGTACCTCTTCTGGGGCACCGGATACCTTCAAGACCGCCTCGGTATCATGGTGACCAAAGATGACCTGAGTGAGCAGACGGAGGACCTTGCCGCAGCAAGCGACGAGGCGATTACCAACGTGGTCAACGGCACCCTCCTTCAGTACGACCAGCGCATGCGCGACTATCTCGCATCCGAGCGGCAGCTCGCAAAGGACACCATCCTGCAACCCATCCTGACCTCACTGGAGCAGCTCGACAAGAACCAGCGCGTCTTGCAGCGGAGCATCGTCCAGATGAACGGCAAGATGGAGGACCTGCCCGGTGCCTTCGACGAGAAGCTGGCCCGCCTGATGGTCGCCACCCAAGCGAGCAACGTCAGCGAGAAGCTCGATGATCTGACCCGCATGATCATACAGCAGCAGGAGGAGCTACAAATGCTCAGGCAAGAAGTGCAAACGGGTCGCAAGACCTCCAAAGCAAGGATGTGATGAAGAGCGCAATGAACGACCACCTGTATCTGATAGGGCCGTGGGGATGGGCAGGGTGGGCGCTGCTCGGCTGTGCGCTGATGCTCTACTACCGCCTCTGGACATCCACGAGCACGGTGGAGCTGCGGCGGATGAAGGAGGAGTTGGCGAAGGCGCGAAGGATGATTGAAGAACTCCAGCGCCTGGAGCACAGCCTCAAGAGCCGGAACGATGAGCTAAACACGGCGCACGCACGCCTGCACGGTGAGTTTACTGAGTTGCGCGGGCAGTTCAGCCAGCTCAACGTGGCCTTCGCCCGGCAGGGCGAGATGGTCGGCAAGCTGATGGAAGACCTGAAGCGAGAGCGCGAACTGCGGGATAATCAGTATGCGGATTTGATGAGAACAAAGGCACAACACGGGGAGCTCTGACCATGGGCCGCACCATCACCCATATCGTCCTGCACTGCACGGCAACAATAGAGGGCCGGGACCACGACATCGCGGAGGTGACCCAGTGGCACAAGGCCCGTGGTTTCCGCACCATCGGCTACCACTACTTGGTGAAGCTGGACGGCACGGTGAGGACCGGACGTCCGGAGGCCAGTGTCGGGGCCCACGTGGAAGGCTACAACGCGAACAGCATCGGCATCGCCTATGTTGGCGGGCTGGACCGCGCAACGAAGCCCAAGGACACCCGCACGGAGAAGCAGCGCACGAGCCTGCAAAAGCTGCTGAAGGACCTGAAGGCACGCTATCCAAAGGCCATCATTATGGGCCACCGCGACCTGAGCAAGGACCTGAACAAGGACGGTATCATCACCCCGAACGAGTGGATGAAAGCCTGCCCGTGCTTCAACGCGAAAACCGAATACAAGACCCTGTAATCCAGTGAATAAGCTCCTGCCCTATATCCTCGTGACCGTTGTGATGTTGGGTGGTACTGCATGCGGCGGGCCCCGTAAGGCGTGCCGCAGTGCAGAGGGGCTGCTGGCGAAGGCGGTGCAGAAGTGCCCGGACCTGCTGAAGGCCCATGTGGAGCACGACACGGTGCAGGTGCTGATACCCGGCCACGGAGCCAGCGGCGAGACGGGATACACCGACGCCGATATGGACAGCGTGATGGCCATGTGCAACGATTTACTGAACAAGGCACTTGACGAAGAGAACAAGGGTGCCCAGTTACGCAACGCCACGGCGAACACCGAGCGCGTGGTGGACCGCATGCGCGTGCAACTGTGCGACCTGGAGCCGGTGACGCACGCGGACAGCCTGATTCAACTGAAAATGTGGACGGCCAATGGCAAGCTGCATTACTGGTACCGCGTGCTTCCCCGGATAGTGGACATGGGCGTGACCACCACGGCATTCCGGGTGGTGGCCAAGGACTGCCCGCCGCAGGGCGTGGCCAGATGGTACCGCACAGCGCTCTGGTGGACGTGGGGGATAATGGTCGCGGCCATGATTATCTTCGGATGGATCATCCGCAGGGACACGCGCCGATGGAACGCCGAGATATGACGGTATGCCCCAAGTGCGGAGAGGAGATACCGCACGGCGCTGCGTGCCCGTTCTGCCCGCCCCCTGACGGGGAGGATGTGGTGTCCGAGCTGATCAAGGCCATACGGATGACCATTGGTCGCCTGTCGCAGAACTAATTTGCATTGTCATTCATCGGCCTATATTTGGCTGGATGGATGTCCGTGGAGGTCGCCGGTGCCATCGAGGCGGTGCTGGTCGGAATGTCTACGTCAACTACAAGCAGACGCGATGAGCGACAAACGAGAGCCGCTGTTGAGCGATGATGAGATTGAGCGGTACGCTGATTGGATGTACACCATTCCGAGCCGCTACGAAGCTTCGCGTGCATTGAAGTACGCAAAGGGCATATACGAAGCCGCCCGCGCCAAGGACGCGGAGCGCATTGAGCAACTTGAGGCGCTATGCCGTGCAGTGGGCAATGGCCTTGACGAAATGATGCGACCAGCCAACATGGAGTGCGACGGAGCGTATTGCACAGGATGTTGGAAGGACATCAACGGCCAGCTTGTCAAGCTGCTATTTGCCGCAGGATTCAAACCCACAGAGTAGCAACTTTGTGACGAACGGTGCGGCGGCGTGCTTGCAAATATGCAACGCGCCGCCTTACTTTTGCGCCGTGACCAAACAGACCAACCCGGTCACAGCACCCCATGGAAAGACTGAAGATCACCGAGGCCATCGAAGGCCGAAAGAACCCGATGGACTGGCCCGCATTCCTTGACGCCGTATTCCCCGACGACGAGCCAGGCATCGGGCCACAAGGCGGCAAACCCCTGAGCCGGTCCCGTAAGCGCACGCTGATCGGCTATTGGGACCGGGGCGAGGCCCTGACCCGCTGCCACCCGCGCCATATCAAGCGCATCGCCGACTTCTTCGGCATCAAGCTCCTCCGGGACATCGTGGAGGTGACCAAAGCATAAACCCGCCGAGAGGCACAACACTGAGCAACCATGACAGACAAGGCACAAGACCAAGCCGCACCGGCAACCCAAGCGCCGCCACCGGCACCACCAACCACCAACGACAAGGCGCTGGAACGCTTCCGGCCGATTGAGGACCGCTGCATCGCCATGTTCGGCAGCAAGGAGCGGTTCATGCAGGAGGCATCCTTCCTGCTGGCGGCCGTCAACAATACCCCGGCCCTTCAGGAATGCACCCAGAACAGCATCGTGGGTGTGCTGGTGGCCGTCGCATCCTCGGGCCTGAGCCTCAACCCGGTGAAGAAGGAGGTCTACCTGATTCCCCGGAATATCAAGATCAAGACGCCGGGGCAGGCGGACAAGTGGGAGAAGCGGGCGATGCCTGAGCCCTCCTACATGGGCCTGATGAAGGTGGCCACGGATACCGGAGCGGTCCGGTCCTTTGAGGTGCACGAGGTGTACCAGGGTGACGAGTTCGAGTTCGACCTTGTGACCAAGCGGCCAACCGTCCACAAGCCCTACTGGACCCGATCCAAGGAGCGGGGCGTAATCATCGGGGTCTACGGAATGGCGACCCTCGCGGACGGTTCGATCATCCCCGAGCACATGGGGGCCGACGAGCTTCGCAAGATCCGCAGCAAGTCGGACAACGCCAGCGGATCGGTCTACAATGACTGGGAGGGCGAGATGGCGCGCAAGTCCCTGCTCAAGCGGTTGCAGAAGTACATCCCCCGCACGCCCAAGAGTGAGGCATTCCTTGAGGCTGTCGAACTTGACAACGCAGGGTTCGACCTTGCAGGGCCCACGGGCATCGCTGCGGGATCGGAGGACCGGGCCAAGCAGACCGAGATCATGGCCGAGGTTCGGGCGCTGATTGACGACTACAAGGGACAGGACAAGGACGCCATGCACAAGGAGCTCGTGGAGGAGGCGAAGAAGGGCCGCGTCAACATCGCCTTCTGGGAGGGCATTCGAACCCGCCTCTGGTCATGATCTGGCACCCCGACAACATCATCCTTGGCCCGGTACAGAGCAACCCCACCGCATGGGCCAAAGTCCGACGCGGCAAGGTGACCGGGTCACGGTTCGCGGACGTGATGACGCCGCCCCGCACGCCGCCCCGGAAGTTCGTGCAGGACCACGCGCATCTGGTGTCCGAGGCCGAGCGGTACAAGGTCCTGAAGACCGGACCCCGCGCCGGGCAGAAGGTGGAGGTCGACGGCCTTGGCCAGATGGTCATGGAAGCGGCCGAGCGCAACGGAACCTACTGCTGGGGTGATACGGCCCGGTCCTACATGATGGAGATTGTCGCCTCGGCGGTCACCGGACGGGATAAGGCAGGCGGAAAGTCCGCAGCCATGGACCACGGGAACGATACGGAGGCCGATGCCTTCGACCACTACGCTGCGGTCAACTTCGCGGATGTTCGCAAGGCCCAGATGCTGATCCTGCGGGACACGCGCATCGCCGCAACGCCTGACGGGTTCGTGGAAGGAGACCCGGACGGCCCCGGCCTGCTGGAGATCAAGTGCCCGGAGAGCAAGACCCATCTGGCCACATGGATGGCCCGGGAACTGCCCGAGGAGTACTTCGAGCAGGTGCAGGGACAGCTATGGGTAAGCGGTCGCCAGTGGTGCGACTTCGTGAGCTTCGACAACCGCTTCCCGCCTTCGATGTGGATGGTCCAGATCCGGGTGCAGCGGGACGAGGAGTTCATCGAGCGGATGGAGGCTCGGGTGCGGGCGTTCGCTTGTGAGGTGGATGATCGGCTCACGGCCATCTTCGCCTACCTGGAGGAGTGCGACCCCGCCGAGGCTGAAATCTTGAAGGACGCGCTTGCAGAGGCGGCGGAAGTCCCTATACTTGCACCCGAAGCCTGAGTGCTTCCACGCTGTCGGCTACCAGCGATGACATACACCCAACGAAATAACCCCGCCCTCATGGGCACCCGACGCAGAGTAGCCGCTGCCGAAGGTGAACATGGGGGCGGATCCCTTTTGTACCCATGAGCAAGGCACCAGCCTTCCAATTCTACGCAGGGGACTTCCTGACCGATGTCATGGACTGGACCGACGAGGAGGTCGGCGTTCACATCCGGCTGATCGCTTGGTCATGGGTAAACCGCAGGGGCATACCACGGGACACCCAACGGTTGACCCGGATCGCACCCAAGGTCATGGAAGCCTGGCCGGTGATTAAAGAGAAGTGGGCAGAGGGCCCGGACGATACCTGGGTGAACGACAAGCTGGAAAGCACCCGGTCGAATAGCGATGCTTTCCGCGCCAGTCAAAGGGAACGGAGCCTTTTGGCAGTAGCTGCGAGGCAGGGTAAACCTAAACCCAAGGGTAAACCAATGGGTTCACCAAAGGATAAACCAAACGGTCAACCAATGGGTTCACCCATGGGTGACCCATTAGAAGGTGAAGTAGAAGGTGAAGTATTAACTCTGAGAAAAAAGGAACGCGTGCACGAGCCCGAGATCATCCCGGCAGGAGTGACCCCGGCGATGTGGTCAGCGATCAAGCGGTGGACGCAGTACCGGAAGGAGAAGAAGTCCAAGCTGACGCCCACCGGGATGGATGCCTTCGTGAAGAAGTGCGTGGGCCTTGGCGAAGCCCGGGCAGTCGCCGCAATCGAGCACAGCATGGCCCAAGGATGGACTGGAATGTTTGAACCTCAACAACCCCGCACCAATGGAAACGCACAATACAGCCCCGACGAAAAGCACGCAGCCGTCCAGCGGATTCTCGATGATCAGTTTGCGGCCCGCGAACATCCCTGAAGCGGTCGCCACGCCATCGCTCAAGGCCATGGTGGTGCAGCACGGGCAGGAGAACGCGGTGAAGGCCGTGGCCGCCGTGATCACCCAGTCCGACATGATGCTCGGCGGGGGCATGCAGCCCGGCGTGCTGGTGGAGATGGCCCACCTGTTCATTGACCAATACCAAGGCCGCCCGATCGGCACGATTATCATGGGCGTGCGCCGGGGGATGCAACAGAAGACCATCGGCCACAAGCTCACCTACCCGCTGCTGTGCCAGTGGATGGAGGACATGGACGCGGCCGTGGAGGAGCACAACTACAACGAACACCTGCGCACCAAGTGAGCAACGAACTGGCCGACGTAATTCCAATGCCTTCCGCCCCGGAAGTGGAGCGGGCTGTGGTTGGCGCTGTGCTGCTGGACCGTGGCGCGATAATCGAGGTGGCCGGTACCCTGAAGCCCGAGCACTTCCACCACGCATCGAACCGCGCCGTGTACCAAGCAGCCTACGACCTGCACGAAGAAGGGCACCCGGTGGACACGCTGACCGTGCTGGACCGGATGCGCAAGAGCAACACGCTGCACATTGTGGGCGGCGTCTACGACCTGAGCAAGTACAGCACCGAGATGGCATCCACGGCCCACATCCAGCACCACGCCCATATCGTGATGCAGTACTGGGTCAGCCGCGAGGTGGTGCGGATCAGCCAGGAGAGCGCCCGCGAAGGGATGGATCCGGAGAACGATGCCTTCGACGTTGCCGACCTTGCCGAGCGGCGAATTCAAACCATGATCGAGCAGATTGCCCGAAAGACCGGAGAGGCCATCGGCGAGGTCGCACGGGAGCACGTGGAGAACCTGGACAAGCCGGTGATCCCCCGGCACAGCACCGGAATCAAGGCGCTCGACGAAGCACTGGCCGGAGGATGGGGACGCGGGGACCTGACGATCATCGCAGGACGCCCGGCCATGGGCAAGACCTCGGCGGCGTTCTCCATGATATACGCCGCCTGCGAGGCGAAGCACCCCACCGCCCTGTTCAGCCTGGAGCTCGGGAAGGAAAAGACCAACGCCCGGTTCGTGAGCATGGGAACGGGCATCCCGATCCCGGTCCTGCTGAAAGGGGAATTCACCCCCGGCCAGATCAAGAGCATCCACGAACACCTGCCCAAGTACAGCGGGATGCCCATGCAGGTGAACTTCGCCACTGGCATCACCCTCGGGGAGATCCGCAGCGAGGTGGCCCGGATGGTCAAGCACCACGGCATCACGGCGGTCTACATCGACCAGCTCAACTGGATCACACCGCCAAAGGGCGAGAAGGACCGGGTGGCGGCCTTGACCCGGGGCCTGAAGATGATCGCCAACGAGTTCGACATCCCGGTGATTGTGCTGCACCAACTGAGCCGCAGCGTTACCGGACGGCCGGACAAGCGCCCGGAGCTTACCGACCTGCGAGACAGCGGAGCAGCGGAGCAGGACGCGCAGGTGGTGATCTTCGTGCACCGGGCCGAGTACTACAACATCACCGAGGACGAGTACGGCAGCACCGTTGGCCGGGGCGACCTGATCATTGCCAAGAACAGCAACGGCCCCACCACGAACGTGCGGGTGCGCTTTGACGCCTACTGCGCACGGTTCCGGGATGACACCAGCACAGGCCAATCATTCGCAGGACCAACAGACGAACCCATGCCCTTCTGACCATGGCACTACTCCACACCCTCCAGAGCATCACCAACAGCCGCCGCAAGCTGGTCCAGATTCAGAAGGGCCGCTCGGACTGGCAACCGATCAACCGCGCCGTCGACGTTGCCACCGACTTCATCCGCAGCTACCCCGTGGCCGATGACGTGCGGGTGGCGAACTGGTGCCGAACGAACGAGGAACACTTGGACCGCCTGCTGACATCCAAGCAGCGCCCTACCTTAAAGCCCCTGCTGATGGGGATGAAGCCATGAAGACCAAGGAGCAGAAGGCCAAGGAGCGGAACTTGCAGGACCTTAAGTTCAGGGCCTACTGCAAGGCTGTCGGCATCCCGGACCCCAAGGCCGAGCTCCAGTTCCACAGCACGCGCCGCTGGCGGTTCGACTATGCATGGCCGGAGTACCGGGTAGCGCTGGAGATCGAGGGCGGCGTCTTCACCGGAGGCCGTCACACCAGCGGCGCAGGATTCGTGAAGGATGCCGAGAAGTACAACTACGCGGCTTGCATGGGCTGGGCGATCATCCGCTGCATGCCCCGGACGCTTTGCACCGGCGACACCATGGCCTTCATCAAGCAGGCCATCCAAGTTCAGATACCCAAAGTGAGCAACAACCCAAACCCCGAAGAACTCCCATGATCAAAATCCCCGTACCCAAGCCCGGCTTCAGCCTGCTCGACCTTTGCCGCCTGTGCGCCGAGCACAAGGTGACAATGCACATCGGCGTGGCAGGCATGCACCTGGGCGACATACCCGCCAAGATCACGCTCCAGTTCACCAGCGGCATGCAGAAGGATCCGGAGTACTTCGCCGTGGAGTTGCCGGTGGACAAGCCGCACCTGAACCTCGGAATCAGCAGCTTGGTCGCCGACGCGATCGCCAAGATGAGCATGAAGCCACGGATTCAGCTTGTGAACTGATGACCATCCCCAGCAACTGCCACAACGCGGACGGCGAGTGGGTGCTAGAGCGCCAGCCGATGGCAGACACCATTCGCGCCATGGGTTGGCCGATGCCAGAGTTTGACCGGCATAGCTTCGTCAAGGTAATATACCTGAAGGACCGCGAATCCACACCACCAAGCGCGAAGAAGCTGCACTGGACCGCCTCGACCATGTGCAGCGCACTGAACCAGATCAACTGCGGCGAAATACCTGGCCGTTGGCGACTGGTCAGCAAGAACGTCTTTGCATCCCTGCCACCAGGCCGCCGGTGCACTAACTGCAACAAGTCCTACCTTCTCAGCAAATGAGCACCCCACAACCGTTTCTTTGGAGACCATCGACCGCGAACTCGCAGTGGTGTGAGTGGGGCATCTACCGCCTTGAAGCGTTCTATGACGGACGGTGGCGGGTATCCCTGCACACGGACCAAGGCCACGCGCTTGCCGACCACACCACCCAGTATAAAGGCTCCATGATCATCGATGCGAAACAAAGGGCACAGGCCGCCGCGATGATTCAACAACAACTGGCCCAGAACAAACCATGAGCAATTTGCAGCACAAGAAGCGCCTTCTGCGGAAGGTGAAGCGGAACAACAACGGAGGGGCCACCATCGCGTGGACGGACGTGTACTTCAACAGCGAGAGCGGCACCTACGTAAAGAACACGGAGGAGCGGACCTCGGACGCGCTGATCCACGAGGACATGAAGGCGGCGTTCGGTCCATTCGCGGAGCACTGGATGATCTTCGGTGAGGAGACGCCCGAGCCCAAGGCCAACCATTCGTTCGACGGCACACTGAAGGGGATCGAGAAGGTCACCGTCACCAGCGTCACCCTGAGCGGTGGAGGCTTCGAGGAGGAGGGCGAGGAGGATGACAAGCCGATCGGTGTCCACATCCAGGGCACCAAGAAGCTGCGGTGCGGCCGGGTGAAGAACTACTGCTGCCCCGGCATCAAACTGGGAAGCCCGCAGGAGAAGTACAAGTTCAGCGCCGAGGTGGATGCCCACTTGCAGACGCTGGAGGCCGAGGCATGGGAGTACCTGGAGGGCAAGTGCGCTGCTCCTGCACAGGCGACCATCAACTTCGAGGACGCGCCGGAGCTCGGGCAGGGGGCAGTGCTGGAACTTGGGGAGCCGGTATAGTGTAACCGGGGCACCGGACAGGCTGGTGCCCCAAACCCCAGTGAGCAACCATGGCGAAGAAGACCGACGTATTTTATCCCGATCGTGTGACCGATGGGCGATTTGTGACCCATGCGGTCAAGGAGTTGATGCGAGAACTCGAAGGCAGTCAATGCGAGGTCTGCATCCGCCCGCGCCGGAACTACACCAGCAACCCCCAGCGCAGGTACTACCGGGGTGTCTGCATTCGGCTTCTTGCCATGACCATGCGGGAGAGCGGCATCAACGGCCCGCACGGAGGCCCGATCACAGATGAGCAGGTCCACGAAATGTGCGCCCAGCGTTGGCTGCGGAGGACGGTGGTGATCAGCACGGAGACCGGGGAGTGCATGGACATCGTAATGAGCACCAGCAACCTGACCACGGGCGAGATGACCGAGTACATCGATCACGTCCGCAAGTGGGCGATGGACACCCTGGACCTCGACATCCCGGACCCGAACGCGGCTGGGGACGTTCGGCTGGCTTGAACCGTTCGTCACTTTCTTTGCCTTTTCGCTTGCATATTTGAAAGGCATACCCCCATCTTTGCATTCTCAACAACGAACACAAACACCTACCACGATGAGCAACACGAAGCACACCACGATGAACGCGATGCAGGAACCTACCAAACGGAAAATTCTGAACGCTGTTTTTGACCGATTGGTTTTGGAGCAAGCCAAGTACCACTCGCTCAATCCTCCATACGCCGTTATTGGTGACAAGTGCGTAGAACAGGCACATAATGACGCTGCTATGGATGTGTATCGTCTGAATAGCCATTGACAAACACACCGTGGTAGGTCCGGGCCTGCGATAACATCAACGGCCTTGGACCGCCACCAAACCCTAGCAACCATGAACCTGAACGCCAACAACCCCCTGAACCTTCGCCGCATCTTCCCGAAGATGAACACGGTGATCCAGATGAACATTACCCACCAGGAGATCAAGGAGCGCATCGAGCAGGCGCACCCCGACAGCCTCGCGCTCCAACAGGTGCAGGCCGCGCAGTATGCGGAGGCCGTGAGCGCCTTGCAGTTCGCCATCGACCGCGTGGCTGGCTTGCAGGAGCGCATCGTGCAGGGTGCGTACGAGAACGCGCCACATGATGAACTGAACGACGAACTCGCCCGCTTGGGGCTCTAAGCTGACAGATTACACTACATCCCCCAAAACACCATTCTAAGATGAAACACCTCGCAGTAGCAATCGCCATCCTGTTGACGCAGATGGCACACGGACAGGTCAAGGAATTACTTGAAACCTACCATGAAGCGACCACCACGGAGCCACTGAATGAGGAGGCGTTCTTCCTCTCCTCCGGCCACGCAATTAAGATGTTCAAAACCAGTGTCGTCGGAACGGCGAACTGCCTCAATAGCTGGTCGACCTTATTAGTGATGCTCAAGAAAGAGCACACGCACATTGGCCGAGGCATCAGCAAGGTGGTAATGCCAAAGAACGCCGCACCGATGACGGATTATGAGGCGGTATCTATGATGCTCAGATTGGATCAGGCTTCGGTGGAAATTCAGGACGACTTCGTCTTCTTTGGTGATACTATAACGCTTTGCCTGTCAATGCAGAAAAAGGGAAGTTCCGTCGCCGTTCTGAACAAAGGACTATTTTGACCATGAGCACCTACGAGACATCCAAGGACTACGACGCGCTGTTCGAACACCTATGCGAAGGCGGCGAGGCAGTGTGCAGGATTGAGGCTGTTGATGCAGAGGGCCGCACGCACAAGGGTGTAGCACACCTGAGCAAAGAAGGCTCGCACCTGTGTATTGGCATATACACGGGAATGCGTTCCGAGAGCAAGGATGAATTCGCCGAGGATTGCTACAAGCTCAACCTCGAGTGGTTCAAAGCAACGCAGCCATGAGCACTTTGATCACCACCTGCCAATACTGCGGGTACCCGCGCCTATGAGCTTCACGCCACGCTGGTACCAGACCGAGGCCATCGATGCTGGCGTGAAGTTCCTGACCGAGAGCAGGGGGCAGAACGGGCTCCAGGTGCTGCCCACGGGATCTGGCAAGTCGATTGTGATAGCAGGGACCATCGCCAAGCTCGGAGCGCCCACGCTGGTATTCCAGCCCTCGAAGGAGATACTCGCCCAGAACGCGGCTAAGTACCGGGCCTATGGGTTTGGCTGCGGCATCTACTCGGCATCGGCAGGCGAGAAGCGGATGGCGGACGTGACCTTTGCCACTATCGGCAGCGTGGTTCGCAAGCAGCACCTGCTGGAGCGCTTCAAGTACGTAATCGTGGACGAGTGCCACGGGGTGAACAGCGAGGCTGGCCAGTACGAGGAGGTCCTTGGGAACATGGGCGTGCCTGTGCTGGGGATGACGGCGACCCCTTACCGATTGGCACAGGGGATGAACCCGACAACCTTTCAGCGGTACTCCATCCTGAAGTTCCTGACCCGCACGCGGCCCCGAATCTTCGACAAGGTGGTCTACTCGGTTCAGAACCGGGTGCTGTTTGACGAGGGCTACCTGGCGAAGCTCCAGTACCACAGCATCAAGGTCATCAACCGGAATGCGCTGCAACGCAACAGCACAGGAGCGGACTATACGGACGAGAGCCTGCGGCAGCAGTACGCGATGAACGACATGCCGGGCAAGGTGGTGAAGGTGGTGCGGCGGCTGTTCGAAATCGGGAGAAAGAACGTGCTGGTGTTCACCCGCTTCACGGAGGAGGCGCGGTACGTGGTGAGCCAAATCCCAGGGGCAGCCATCGTTACTGCCGACACCCCGCCGAAGGAACGCGACCGGGTGATCCGGGGCTTTCGGGACGGGTGGATCAAGTGTGTCTGCAACGTGGGCATCCTCACCACGGGCTTCGACTACCCGCAACTGGAGGCCGTGGTGATGGCCCGCCCAACCATGAGCCTGGCGCTGTGGTACCAGATTGTGGGCAGGGGCATCCGGCCGCACCCGGACAAGGAGCACACGATGATTGTGGACATGGGCGGGAACCTGGAGCAGTTCGGGAAGGTGGAGGACTTGACCCTGAGCGACCAAGGCGGCTGGCACATCCACGGGGCGGACGGTCGGGTGCTGACCGGGGTGCCTTTTGGGGACAAGCCGATGCCAAGGCTGCGGACGGCGTGAACCGTTCGTCACTTTCTTTCCTTACCGCTTGCATATTTGAAAGGCATACCCCCATCTTTGGATCGTCAACAACGAACACAAACAGCGCCATGAGCCATATCAGCACCATCAGCATCTACGAAGGCAGCTACCAAATCAGCCGGGGTAAAACCCATTTCGTAGTCACCGAGGAATTCATCGCCGACGAGCTTGGCAAACTGAACACCTACCGCAAAAGTGAGGTTGGATATTGGGCGGAGGTGGAGCAAGACGGAGTGGTCACGCGCCACACCTTCGAAGACCTCAATAAATGAGCAACCGCCTACTGGACATCATCACTGAACCAGACAACACCATTATCGAGATGAGCAACAAACTGACCATCCAAGACCGCATCGACATCGTGAAAGGCAAGGTGGAGAGCCTTGTGCAGACGGGCATCAACCCGGCCAACCTGATCTACAACCCGACCGAACTCTACGGGCTAACCGCGCAACAGTTCGCCGAGCTCCGGCAGGCATTTCCGGACATGCGATTGCACGACCATACGACCACCCGCTACTCTGGGGCCTTCGACATCCAAGGGGTGAGGGTATGGTGTGAGAGCGCCTACGACACCCGGGTGACCCGGCCATCGGATATGGCGGCTGAACTGGACGCCCTGATTGCTTCGGCGCAGTAACACGACTCATCCGCTGGCCCAAGGGTAGGGCGGCGTCCGGGAGAACACCGAACGAACGGTCGTTTTAAGGCCCCGGAGGCAGGTGCAGGTTCGACCCCTGCGCGGATGGCATAAACAAAGCAACCATGATCGACAACATCACCGGCCCAAACCCACAGGAGGCCAGCCGCGAGGACCGCGACTTCACCATCACCATCACCGTGACGCTCACCAAGACCATCACAAGCTGCAACGCGAAGGTGGACAACGACCTCGAACGCATGGAGGCCCGCATCCATGGACTGATGGGCACGCAGGCTGGCTACGCGGTGGAGATCATCCAAGCGGATGCCGAACCGAAATGATGCCTACCTTTGCGCCATCCCCGGGCAGGTTTGGTCACACAGGACTGCATGGTTGCTCACCACGGGCGGGAAGGCTCCTCACGGGGCCTTTCCAGTTCACGGCCCAGCCCATACCTTCGACCCGGTGAGCGCCCCCTTCTTCACATTGGTCATGCCGGTCTTCCTCGGGGAGTACTCGGGCAACTACGGCCGGTCGGCGGTGGACCGGCAGGTAAAGCTGCTGCGGGCGATCCAGTCGGTGAAGGACCAGCACTTCCAAAGCTGGGAGTTGGTGATTGTGGCGGACGGCTGCGAGGCCACCTGGGCGCTGCGGGACCACATCCTGGACAGGGACCCACGCATCCGGGTGCTGAAGGTCGCCAAGCAGCGGCTGTGGAGCGGGGTGCCCAGGTCGGTCGGGATCATGAAGGGCACCGGGCAGTACATCCGCTACATTGACAGCGACGACATGCTGGGGCCGGAGGACTTGCAGACCCTGCACGATGGGCTGTTGGATGCAAGAATGCCGGACGTTGGTCTGTGCTGCGACCGGGTATGGAACGGCAGCGCCTGGCAGGAGCGCCTTGCCTCGGATACGCGGTCCAACGGAATCGGGTGCAGCAACATCGTGCACGTGCGGGACCAGCGCACCTACTGGCCGGACATCGTGTATCGGCACCCGGCGAACGGTTACGACCACGACCGGCAGTACTTCAGGCACCTGAAGAACTACTTCGAGCCGGTGCACATCACGGGCGGCGCTTATTTCGTCATGCACGTTCCACGCCTATACGATCTGTGATGCGCGTCCAACTGATCAGCCGCGACAACGGACTGGGCCTCACCCACGATATGCAGGTGCTGCGCTCGGCGTTGGTGGGGATCAGCGGGGAGGCCATGCAGGTGAGTTCGGTGGACTGGCAGGCCAAGCCATCGGCGGCGGGGTCTTTCGACGTGAACATCTTCATCGAGCTTCTGAACCCGAACCACTACCAGAGCGCCAAGCGGAACATCTTGGTCCCAAACCCCGAATGGTTCGTGCGGGAATGGCGACCACATTTGCACGGGCTTACCCAGGTATGGGCCAAGACGCGGGACTGTGAGCGCATCTTCCAAGGCTTGCACCGCGACGTGCAGTACACGGGCTGGAGTTCCTTCGACATGCACGACCCAACGGTGGAGCGCAAGCGGGCGCTGCTGCACGTGGCGGGCGGTTCCTCGGCCAAGGGCACGGCGGCGGTGATCGAGGCCATGCGTATGCTTCCCGGTCTGCACCTGACGATGGTCACGAAGAACCCGATTGCATCGCCCCCGGATAACGTCACGGTGCTCGGCAGGCAGGACGCGGCCGAATTGAAGCGGCTGATGAACGAACACGCGGTGCACGTCTGCCCCTCTTCCTACGAGGGCTTCGGGCACTATATCAACGAGGCCCGGTCGGCGGGTGCGGTAATCATCTCCACGGCTGGGCACCCGATGGATGAGTTGGTCGGCGGGGAATTCGGCCTTTTGGCTGGGGTAGCTTCACGTGGATGGCAGAACTTGGCTACCCACCAGCACGTTGACCCTCAAGCCTTGGCGCATTGCATCCGGTCTGCTATGGCGTGCCCGCTTCCCCTGCTGGTGGAACTTGGCGGCCATGCGCGGGAGCAGTACCTGAAGGACGGGGCGGCATTTGAGGAGAACCTAATCCGCCTGCTGAAATGATCCGCGTCGGCATCATCCACTATACCGCCTCGCAACGCTGCACGCTTCCGGCCACCATCGCATCGCTTCACGCCGCTGGTATCGGCCAAGTGAAGGTCTACGCCGACGGCGGAGAGTTCGGCCCCACGCGCAACCTGATCCGGGCCATGCGCGACCTTGCACAAGGCGAAGGCCCCGAACTGATGGTCGTGGTGGATGACGACCTGATCTTCGACCAGTCGTTCCTTCTTCGCATCACATCCCCGCTGCGCTTCTACCGGTCGGGGTACAGCCTGTGGACCATAGAACAGAACATACCCCACGACCGAAGGGAGGAGCGAGGCTGGCTGGAGGTCGAACCGCACTACCACCTATGGGGCGGTTCCGTGATCATGCCTTGCTGGCTGGCCCAAGCTGTGGCCGAGGTGATGCAGGATGTGATGGAGGAGGCCCCGGAGACTTTGGCCCGCAAGCCGGACTCCGTTCTGTTCGAGGCCATGCGCAGGACCGGCACGCGCCTGTTCTTCCACGTCCCCAGCCTCGTCGACCATATCGGAACCACGGAGAGCACCATCGGCAACGAACACCACGACGGCCAGACGGCCGGGTACCTATTCCCCCGAAACGCATGAACACCTACCAAGTCCACCGCTACGGCCACACGTTCGACATCCGCGTGGACGACGAGATCATGGAGACGCACTACCGGAATGGGGAGCTCTGCGAACACCACATGCTCGACTGGATGGAACGGAACCTTCCACGCGGCGGAGTATGGATTGATGCAGGGGCCAACGTGGGGAACCATACGCTGCCCTTCGCACTCTGGGCGGATCAGGTGATTGCCTTCGAGCCGATGGAGGTCAACGCCGAACTGCTCATCTTCAACGTGGCACACTTCGACCGTGGCGGAAAGGTCCTGGTGATTCAGGAGGGCGTTGGCCGGGAGGAGGGCTACGCATCGGCCAAGCTGGGAGGCACTGGGAAGAACTGCCAGTGGGAACTCACGCCGGACGAAGGCTGCGAGGCCGGGATTGCCATCGCCAAGATCGACAACCACGTGCAGGAAGCCGATGACGTGCGCGTGATCAAGCTGGACGTGGAGGGCATGGAGGAGGCAGCACTTGCTGGGGCGATGCAGACCATCCGCCGTTGCAAGCCGGAACTCTTCATCGAGATATGGGACGAGCCGGTGCTGGAAAGCATCAGCGCCCTGCTTGCCCCGCTTGGGTACGTGCTCACCGAGCGGTACAACGTGGCCCCGACCTTCCACTTCAGCGCCTCGGGGCGCTACCCCGTGACCTACACCCCAGCCGAACGCCTGCGTCCATGAAAATCCGAGTAACCCACGACTGCACGACCATCGAAATGGATGAGGCGATTGATTCGTCTTGGAAGAACAACTACGAGACAAGCCACCCGACCAAGCTGCGCGGAAAGGACAGCGCCCCATACGTCTTGGAGCTGCTGAAGGCTATGGCGGATGAAGTGATCAGGATGCGCAATTCGGACAAGAACCAGTCACAATGAGCACCCCTAAGAAGTACCAGATGCCGATGCGCTTCCGCTGGTTCAAGTTCACCCGCTGGGTACTTGCCCGCATCGCCTACGCGATCAAGCGGGTGCAGTGGGCCATCGAGCGGAAGGCCGAATTCGACCCGCTGGTATGGGCGGCGGCTGAAGCTGGCGAGCTCCGCATGACCGTGGACCCATGCACGAACGAGTGGGAACTTCACATAAAGGTGAAGTCGCTGGACGGGTTCGACACCTACGACGCCTACAAGATCAACGAGCTCGACGTGGTGCGGGCTGGCTACACCATGCGGGACGCCATCGACCGCGTATGCTGGGAGCACTGCATGAAGAACAAGATCCTGCCATGAACGTAGTCCTGATCCCCTGCTGGCGTCGCCCGGAAATGCTCTGGCACGCGCTGGAGAACATCAAACGAGCCCACGGGTCCGACGCCTACCATTACATCTTCAGGCTGGACCGAGGCTACGACCCGGCCATCCATGAGGTGCTGGCGGGCTTTCCATTCTCCCACCAGATCAGCGAGGCTGGCCCCACGAAGTATCGGGAGATCAGCAAGCAAAGCCACAACCTGCTCCAAGGGTACGCACTGGCCGCCCAGCTATCCGATGGGCTGGTGATACTGATCGAGGAGGACATCATGGTGGCCACTGACTTCTTCGCCTTCCATGAGCAGGTGCACGAAGCGGACCCGACCCTGTTCTGCTCCATTGCCGTTGCCAACCCCAACCGCAAGCTGGTTGACCAAGGTCCCAACGACGCCTACTACCTGAGCGACGGCGACTATTGCAGCCTCGGCGTTGCCTTCCGCAAGGAGGTGCTGCAAACGCTGGTCATGCCGCACAGCGTTGGCGACTACTTCACAAACCCAGAGGCGTACTGCCGTAAGACCTTCCCCAACAGCCCGATCGGCCATGGATACGTTGAGCAGGACGGGCTGATCCGACGGATCCAGATGCGGCAGTCGCGGCCCATCGCGTACCCCTGGCAGGCCAAGGCGTACCACGCGGGCCTGTACGGAAAGAACCGGGGCACCGGTCCCACGGGCAACTGGCGTCAGCGCCTGAAGTACGTCACCGACATCATCTACTCCGACGAGGCCATGCGTACCTTCGCCAAGCACCCGGAGTGGTACGAGGATAGCAAACCCATCAACCTGAACGCTGAACCATGGCAGAGCCTACACCTACAACCGCTGGACCTGAACAGAAACCCGGTCCGCTTCTGACGTACCTCAAAAAGGTCTGGCAGCTTGGCATCATTACAGCAGCATTCAGGGCCGCACAGACGGCAATCGCTGCGGCTGTCTTCCTGCTGGTGGGAGGTTCGGTGTTTGCCCTGATCGGGAAGCCTGCCTACCTTGTCGCCATGTGGATTTGGAATAACGTCTGGAACTTCTGAGCCATGAGCAACAAGCTGAAGTACACCCTCTATCTGGTCACCCGGAGCGCTACCCACCACTACCCGGTGATTATGAGCCACAACGGCAAGCCATGCCTGAATGAGCCCGTGAAGAAGAAGGCCGTCCTGCAACTGAGCATGGAGCGCTTTCTGGATGCCGCCTACAAGGGCAGTGAGCAGGTGGGCATCGTGCGCCTAAGCGAGGCGGAGTTCCGCAAGCAGCACCCTAAGTTCCCGGTGAACGCTGGCCCCAAGAAGAAGGCGACAAAGGCCAAGGAGGCATCCTTCCGCAAGGGCCAAAAGGTGAAGGTCGACGCTGGAATCTGGGGCAAGTGCGAGGCCGTGGTGAAGGAGCGGGACCCGAAGTTCGAGGACCTGTACTACCTGACCATCACCAAGGGGGCGCACAAGGGATCCACCGGGCGCTACGACCATAGGCACATCACATCCCGCTGATGCCACCCAAGCCGTCCGGGGACTTCACGGCCTTCATGCACCGGTCCAACTTCGACCTGGTGATGTTCGGCTACGTTCAAGGAATGCGCCGGGCGCTTCCGGGACTGACCTTGGAGCGGATCATGGATCAGTTCCTGGCCGAGTACCGCCTGACGGACCTCAAGGCCAAGAGCCAGCTTCGGCGATACCACCGGATGGCGATCGAGTACTACGGAGACCAGAAGACAGCAACAGCATGAGCAACATACCCGAAGACGCCATCGCCATCCTCAAGGACACCCGTATCGAGGAAATCCCCCGAGGCCGGTGGGGCATCATTAAGTGGAAGGACAGCGTGACCATGGCCCGCGCCTTCAACCTGTTCAACGCCCACAGCAGCCGAGGCCCCATGATGAGCGGATGCATCCCCTGCCATGCCAAGGTCTACAACTGGCTCCTTCAGGTGGCATTCGAGAACATTCAGGTCGGGCAACTGACCACCGACAGCACACCGACCATGGCATTCGCCAACCCAGAGGAATGAAGACCAACGGCCCGATTAACATCCCACTGGGCAAGCTCAAGGGGAACCCCAACAACCCCCGCGTCCTTCGGGACGAGAAGTTCGCCAAGCTCAAGAAGTCCATCACCGACTTCCCCGACATGCTCAACTACCGGGCGATCGTGGCCGTGAGCCAGGCCGACGGGACGTTCATGGTGCTGGGCGGGAACATGCGCCTGAAGGCCCTGCAAGACCTGAAGATCAAGGAGGCACCGGTGATGCTTGCCGACCATTGGAGCGAGGAGCAGCGCCAGCAGTTCGTGATCAAGGACAACGTGGGCTTCGGTGAATGGGACTGGGACGCGCTGGCCAACGAATGGGACGCCGACCAGCTTTCGGACTGGGGAATGGACCTGCCCAAAGGCTTCGGCAGCGAAATGGGCGGAGGTTACACCGAGCCCGATGACATCCCGACCATCCCGGTGGAGCCCGTGACGCAGCCCGGGGACGTTTGGAGGCTTGGAGACCACCGCCTGATGTGCGGGGATTCCACCATCGCCGAGAACGTGGCAAGGCTGATGAACGGCAAGCAGGCCTCCCTGTGCCACGCCGACCCGCCATACGGGATGGGAAAGGAGGCGGATGGGGTGGAGAACGACAACCTGTACAAAGCCAAGCTGGACGAGTTCCAGATGAACTGGTGGCGCACCATCCGCCCACACATGGAGCACAACGGCAGCGCCTACGTCTGGGGGAACGCTCCAGACCTTTGGCGGCTGTGGTACGTTGGCGGCCTTTCGGCTTCCGAGTACCTGGAGATTCGCAACGAGATCGTATGGGACAAGAAGGCCGTGCCCGGAATGGCATCGCCGGACCTCACCCAGTACCCCGAGGCCAGTGAGCGCTGCCTGTTCTTTCAGATCGGCAAGCAGTTCCTGGGGAACATCAACACGGAGGACTTCCCCGACAGTTGGGAGCCGCTTCGCGCATCCCTTGAAGCCGAAGCCAAGACAGCCGGAATCGCACCGGGCGACATCAAGCGCGTCTGCGGGTGCTCCATGTACGGCCACTGGTTCAGCCGGTCGCAGTTCACCCTGATCCCGGACAAGCACTACCGGACCCTGCGCGAAGCATACCCGGGACACTTCAAGCGCGAGTGGAAGGAGCTCAAGCGGGAATGGGATGCTGTGAAGGACGAACTCAGCCGCCAGTTCAACGGGACCCGCACGTTCTTCGACAACGCCCACGACATCATGCGGGACGTGTGGGAGTTCCCCCGAGTAACGGGAGAGGAGCGCCACGGACACGCAACACCCAAGCCGGTAGCACTGACCGAACGCGCCATCCGCTCCAGTTGCCCAGTGGGAGGCATTGTGCTCGAGCCATTCATTGGAAGCGGTTCGACCATCATGGCCGCACAGGTAAGCGGACGCACCTGCTACGGCATGGAACTGACGCCCGCCTACGTGGACGTGGCCGTGAAGCGTTGGGAAGCGTTCACGGGGAACAAGGCCATTCACGAGGCCACTGGCAGGACCTTCGAGGAGGTGGCCGCAGACAAGGTCGAACAGGAAACCTTACAGGGATGAAACAGGGACCGAACCCACCCGAGCACAGCCGGTTCAAGAAGGGCCAATCCGGCAACCCAAACGGGAGACCCAAGAAGCTGCCCGACTTGGAAAAGCTGATGGCCAATGTGCTGGGGGAGGAAAAGGACGAACTCACGGCACTGGAGGCCATCCTGCGCGTCCTCCGGGCCAAGGCAGCGAAGGGCGACCTACGCGCCGCCGAGATCCTGCTGGACCGGGGGTACGGAAAGGCCCGCCAGCAGCATGAGCACTCCGGATCACTGGTCACCACGCCCCCGGTGATCAACGTCACGGTCCAACCGCCAACCCCGGACGATGAATGAGCAGGCCAGCGGCATACGACCACTCGGCCAAGGGGCGTCCAACGCATGGCACTACCTGCACGACCAGACCAAGAAGGAGGTCTTCTTCGGCGGATCGGCCGGGCCGGGTAAGACCTTCCTCGGCTGCTTTTGGCTGGTTCTTTCCTGCCTGAAGTACCGAGCCATTCGCACAGCCATCTTCCGGGCATCATCCGAAGACCTTCGGAAATCCTCCCTTGTGACGCTGTTTGAGGTGCTGGACAAGTCCGGCCTGAAGGACGGGGTCCATTTCCGATACACCGAGGGCAAGGGCTTCCTGTTCTACAACGGGAGCACGATTGAACTGGATTACCTGAAGTACGAACCCAAGGACCCGAACTATTCGCGCCTCGGGGGCCGGGCCTACACATACGCCTTCGTGGATGAAGGGGACCAGGTGGAGGAGCGTGGCGTCGGGGTGCTATCCGGCCGCCTGCGATACCGGACCACCGAGATCTGCCACGCCTGCGCTGCGGATGGACTGGCCGTGAAGTCCAAGGCGGTGGACTGCGACGACGAGGGCAACCCGGTCCAGTGGGAGTGCTACAACTGCGGCACGTGGTCCAAGGGGATGGTGCCAAAGCTGCTGATCACCGGCAACCCGGGCGACTACTGGACCAAGTACCGCTACGTGATGAACAAGGAGGGAGAGCGCGTGAAGCTCAAGCCCCACCAAGCGCGGGTTCTGGTTTTGCTTGGGGACAACCCGGACAAGGCGCACGTGGCCAGCTACCGCCGCCAACTGGAAGACGGCGACGACGAGTACGACAAGGCCCGCCTGCTGGATGGGGACTGGAACGCGACCCGCAAGACCGGGCGGGAGTTCTTCCACAGGTACGACCGGGCCAAGCACGTGGTCCGCGTCCCGTACAACCCGGACCTGGCCCTGCACTTCACCATGGACTTCAACACGGCTCCCTATATCACCGGGCAGGCCGCGCAGATATGGTGGGAGGAGGACAAGAAGCGCTGGCGGTGCCACTTCCTGAAGGAGTACTGCCTGAGCCATCCGTTCGCCACCACCGAGGCGCTGGCCCAGAGCATGGCCAAGGATATGCGGGACGGGGCGTTCGCTGGCCATGCCAAGGGCTGCTACTACTACGGAGACGCCACGGGAAAGAACAAGACCACGCAGGTCGTGGGTGCCATTCGGCACAACTACGACATCGTGGAGAGGGAGCTCCGGCCCTACCTGCACAACAACAGCGACCGTGTGATTAGGCGGAACCCTTCCCACAGCATCGTGCGGGACTTCGGGAACGCCTACTTCGACGGGAAGCTGGGCCTGTGGGTGACGTTCGACCCGGGGATGGTGAACACGACGATGGACATGATCCAGGTCAAGGAGGCGGCGGACGGGGGCATCCTGAAGGTCATGGAGAAGGACCGCGCCACCGGCGTCACTTACGAGAAGTACGGCCACTGCTTGCAGGCGTCCTACTACCTGACGGTCGGCGCGTTCCCTGACCTGTTCGCCCGGTTCGTGCGGAAGTGATGGAGCGTTCGGTTGAAGGCGCTATGTTTGTGATATGAGCTATCCCATTGCATGCCTTCTCTGCACGGTCATTGGTGCGATTGCCTCGGGCATCCTCGAGGCGATGTTCGTCCAAGTGAGGACCGCCACCGGCGTAGGCCGCAACCTTGAGCACGACATCCTGCTCACCGGGCGGCTGCTGATCGGCGGGATCGGCATCGTGGTCCTCGGGTACTTCGCGCAGGCCAGCGCCTTGCAGATGCTTCTGGTGACATTCGCCTGCATGGCCGCCTTCGCCATGGTCCACCGGGTCGTGTTCAATATTGCCAACCGGAAACACCCGACCTACATGGGGCCGGAGATCCGCAGGGCTGACGACGCGCAGTACGATACGCTGTGGCATAGCATTTCTGCCAAACAGGAAGTCCACGGAAGCACTATTTACACGTTGAGCACGGTGATGTACATCCCCCGGTTCGCCCACGCGCCCTTCGTGTTCGCGGTTGTGTTCGAGGCGCTGGTGTGTGGGGCCTGTATATTGATCGCCTTGGAGGTACATTAGCGGCCACAACGCCGCACCATGACCCTCGAACAAGCCGTCAGGATCGCCCTACCCAACGTATCGCAGAAGCTCAAGCACGGGCACTACGACCGCGTTACCCGCCTCACTCGGGAGTACTACCGGCCCATGATCACCGGCGAAGGGGCCGAGCATCTGATCCGGCGCTTCAACATGAGGGAAGACGAGCAGGCGTACAAGCAGCGCTTGCTCCTGACCCAACTGATCACCCCGGCAATCACCAACACGCTGATGTCACCAGCCCGGAAGGTGCCCAAGGTGAAGCCCGTGGTCGATAGCGCAACGTTCGGACAGGGCAAGGCCAAGGAGGATGAGAAGTTCTCCAAGGCCATCGCCAACTTCTACGCGGGGAAGAACGTCGACCACTATTTCAGCAGCGTGCTGATTGACCAGAGTGCCATCGACCCCAACGCCTTCTGCTTGGTGCTGTTCGACGATTACAATGCCACCTTTGAGACGGCCAAAGGGTACCCGTCCATCGTGAGCAGCGCCGATGCGTGGAACTTCCGGTACGCCAACGGGGAATTGATCTGGCTGATGGTCCACCGCGACATCAAGTACACGGAAATCACCAAGGCTGAGAAGGGAAAGAAGCCGCCCACGGGGAATAAGTCGGACACCATTGTGAAGGAAGGAAATGCCTTCTGGATGTACACCGACAAGAACCACGTGACCTTCACGCAGGTAGACGCTGGCAAGATGACGAGCGGGCCTGATGGATTGGTGCTGGACAGCAACGGCAGCCCGGTGAGCAGCTTCGGCAGCATTACTACGGGCCGCGATGCCGGGTATTATTACAGGGTCAGCCAAAATGAACTGTACGAGGTGGCCTTCTACGCCCACAACACCGGCATGGTGCAAGCGTTCCGCATTGGGTACGTTCCAGACCAGAGCACCAAGGGGGAGACGTGCGTGAACATGTGGCACCCGGCGCTGCCCTATTTGCTCAAAGGCATCAAGGCGGGCAGTGAGCTTGACCTGAGCGCGGCGCTGCATGCGTTTCTCCAGAAGATCATGTACGCCAACCGCTGCGAAGGCTACCGGGCAGGGGATGGAACATTGACCGAGTGCAACCTCGGCTACGAGCCAAGCGGGACCAAGTGCAGATCCTGTAACGGGTCGGGCCTTCAGGTGCACCGAAGCGGGCAGGACCACATCACCCTGTCGATGCCCCGGACGAAGGACGACCTGCTCCCACTGGCCGAGCTCGTCCACTACGTCCAACTACCTGTGGAGGTGCTGGATTGGCAGGACAAGTACGTGGACAAGCTGGAGCAGTCGTGCTACCGGGCGGTCTACAACTCGGACCGGTTCCGGGCAAGCTCCTCGGCCGTCACGGCCACCGGTGAGATCATCGACCTGCAAGCGGTGTACGATGCCCTGAAGCCCCTGGCCGATTGGTACAGCCAAAGCCGGGTGCTGGTGTACAATCTGGAGGCGGTGTACGTGAGCAGCGCGGAGACGGCCCGCAAGTCATTCACAGTCGCCCACGAGTTCCCGAGGAACATGCGCTTCGAGACCTTGGCCGAGCGGGTGAAGCTGATGGGCGAGATGCGGACGGCTGGCGCAAGTTCCTCCGCACTGGCACAGGTGAACAACGACATCCTGCAAGACCTGTACATCGACGACCCGCGTGAACTGCTCAAGGCCCAGGTGCAGAGCAGCTTTGACCCGTTCCTTGGCAAGAGTGAGTCGACCATCGTTTCCATGATCAGCCAAGACCTCACCACCGTGGAGAACAAGGTGCTGTGGACCAACTTCGCCTACGTGTTCGCCGAGTGCGAGGAGCGGGCGGGCACGATGTCGGACGAGGACGGCAAGCCGGTGGACTTCTATTCCATGGCCCGCGCCAAGCAGCAGGAGATGATCGATGAGGTGGTGGAGGAGCTGATCGAGGAGATCAACGAGAAGAAGGATGCTGGTGCGGTTGACATGGGCATGGGAGGCGATGGCGAAGAGGAGCAGGACAACGGCACAGGCGAAGGGGAGAACGCTGACAGCCCTGAAGACATCGACGCGGAAGAACCAGAAGGTGAAGGGTCAGGAGGCAATACCGACGACCTGCCGGATAGTCCCGGTGCCAGAGCCACGGAATAGGCGGAACCGTTACCTTCGGGCCGAGCAACCTTACCGAAGTGACACAACCTATCAGCATCCACCACGGAGAATGCCTTTCCTACATGCGTACCATGCCGGACAACAGTGTGGACGCCATCGTGACAGACCCGCCGTATGGCCTTTCGTTCATGGGCAAGAAGTGGGACTACGATGTGCCAAGCGTGGAGGTGTGGGAGGAATGCTTGCGGGTTCTGAAGCCGGGCGGGCACTTGCTGGCCTTTGCAGGGACAAGGACGCAGCACCGGATGGCGGTACGGATTGAGGATGCGGGGTTCGAGATCCGGGACATGATCGCGTGGGTTTACGGGTCGGGGTTTCCGAAGTCGCACAACGTAGCCATCGGCATCGACAAGATGAACGGAGCACCGTCCAGAGGCAAGGCGTTGGTGGTAGCCGGACGCGGGGAGCGCGAAGACCTGCAAGGCAAGGACGCCAACCCAAGGCCACAGGAACTTGAAGCCTATGCACCGGCCACACCAGAGGCGGCAAAATGGCAAGG